TTGAGATATCTCAATTCTGAATAGAAATTTTTAAATTCAGGATAGAAAAGAATTGGGCTGATTATCTCGAACCAAAAAGAAAGGGGCAACGGTCCAAACCGTAACCCCTCATAATTCTTGGTAGGCGGTACTGGGATTGAAAAATAAGCGTAATTGGCTGCAATCATTGCTCATTAATAATTATCAATTTCCAGCCTACACCTAAAAATATACCTACATTCATTTGTGTCCCATTTGATTTTGGTTATTTATCACACCTCGCCCCATGGCGCAATGGTCCAATTGTGTGGAATTTAATTTCAGAATGTTATGGGAGTTTAAAGCCTGGATTACTTAAAGAAGGGCTGGTACTTCTGCATTCTCACCTTCAGAATGCTCCGAACGTACTCGCGATTGACTTCAAAGAACGATTGCCCATATCCGTGGGCCTTCGTCTTTGACTTGAAGGAGTAGCTTTCGACGTTGTCGAACCATTTGTTTGGATCTGCCCCCTTGCTCGCTGCAAGGCGACGGTCCTGCATCACGCCACCAAGCCCCCCATTGTAGGCCGAAAAAGTGAAAGCCATGCGTTCATAATCGGGCGCAAAAGAGAGGCGCGCAAAGGCCACTCGATCCATGAGAACCAAGGCTCGTAACTGGCGGCCCGGATCGTAGCGATCTTCCCACTTCCAGGATTTCAGTTTTGCATCGAGCTTCTTGATTTCCTCGAAATTATTGAACTTGGAGGTGACTGTTATTTGCCCAAGCCCAAAGCCATATTCCCGGCTGGTCTTCAGTTCTGCCCGTGGGTTCCAGCACTTTTTGTGCGTAAGCGACGGGCATGTCTCTTGTTCAACTTGGCCGGCCAGGGATGCAGGAATTGGAACCGAAGGCCACGCCTCAGCGATCTGGCCTTTTAGAGCGGGAAGATGGAGAGACGCCCTTTCCGGAACCGTTCCGGCCATGGCCGTGGACATGGCCGTGGTCCACAGGAGGAAGAGAAGGAAAAGGCGTCTCATCGTAACAGCGTGATGATACCATTGAGCACAATGCCCATGAGTATCACCATAGAAGCGACAACAATCGCCGCCGCGACATTGTTCTCAGATCCGATCTCTTTGATCAGGTCCGCCAAATCCAGGTACGGGAAGAGGACCTTCCGGGCAAGATGGGAAAGAATGATTGCAACGGCCACAATCCCGATTGCATACCCGACGACCGAAAGCGCTCCGGGATCCGGCGCCAGCATAAGGCCAGCCAAAAGCAGAAACGGCCAAGCCCGCTTAAATTCTTTCAATAGCATTTCCTTCATGACAAACCTCCTTCTCGCAATCTTTTTCTTCTATGGCAAAGGGGCAAGCGGCACCCGGGTCCTGCGGGCATTCCTTGCGCGTCCCCCTCTTGCATTCGTTTCCAATGACATCGCAAAACGGGAAGACATAGATGATCCTAAAGGAGCACACCGACAATAATCCCGATTGCTACGCCTCCGACGACTTTAAGCAGGCCATCGAAGAATGAAGGCTTGGCGTTTTTCACCTTCTCTTCACACGCCTGCACCTGGTACTCCATGAGCTGTTTTTGCTGGGCGATCATCTCTTCATTCTTCTTGATCTGTTCGTCCTTGAGCTTCACAACGTCCTTCAGAAGAGCAATCTGCTTTTCCAGCTCTTGGTTATACCCCTTCAAGGTCGCCAACTGTTCTTCGTTGACCTTTCCCTTTTCCAGCTCCACGACGATCCGCTTCGCCGATTCCTCGGAAACACACACGTCCTCGGCTCTAAGGATGGTTGGGGCAAGGATGCACAGAAGAATTCCGATGATCGCAAGGATGGCTTTACCGTACCTCATATCCAAGCTCCCTCAATCGTTGCTTTGCCTCCAACGCCGTGGCGGGTTTCAGAATGGTTCGCAATTTCGCCTCAGCGACGGATAGTTTGTCCCGATAAGAAGCGGCCCGCTTTTCCGACTGGGCCAGCTCCGCGCTCTTCGCCGCCATCTGGTCTTTTAGATCTTTCATGTCGGCCTGATATTTGGCCTCAATCCGTGCCTTTTCCTGGGCAATAATGGCGGTTGCCGCATCGTCCTTGTAGGACCCGAATCGCGTAAAGGCCAGGATTAGGGCAAGAATGCCGCAGATCCAAAACAGTGTCTTCAGTCGCGTTGTCATGGTCACTCCTTATCATCCCGCCTGGGCTTCGATGCCTTTATCGCATCCTCTCATTTTGTGAATAGTCTCGATCTTCGTGAGTTTGATTTCATGACTATTCTTGGTATTGTAGAGTTCTTCGATGCTCCGCGCATGTTGGTCCATCGCCTTCTTCGTGGACTCCAGGGTTGCGACAAGAACTGGCAAGGTTTCATCTGTCTTGTCCACCTTGGAAACATATCTCTTCACGAAGAAAACTATGCTCCCGATATTTGCCGCGCCATTGAAAAAGAGGCCAATTGCTATGATGAGCGCTGTGGAAGAGTCCTGGGTGCTGTTGTCAGTCGCTGCGGCATATGCAAGAGAGCAGACCACAAACAGAAATAAAATTGCCATTGTCACCAACAACGTGGATATATGCCTCTTCTTCATTGTCGTTATGTCCCTCCGGTTTATTTATTTAAGCTTTTCAAGGGCATCCTCGCGTGAAATGCTCAGCCCGTAATTCTCAGAAACAAACCCAGCATAAAGCTCGGCATATTCGCTCCTATTATTTGATGCCGGTGGATATTGGAGCTGCACCTTGTAGGCGGCGATTTCCTCCCATTGCCTGAATCGAGGGATCAGATAGAGGATCGAATCAATGAAGAGGCAAAAGGGAAACGCGGCCCATGTCCAAGGCTGCGGGACAAAGAAGAACGATAGGGAAGCTATCACGATCAGTGATGCTATGGTGTTTATGAACCAATTCCGAACATGGAAAAGTTCATGCTGATGGATGCCTTCGTCGGATCGGTATTTTTGGCGGATCCTGATGATGAAGGCATTCGCGCACCCGCCCGTCTTCTCGGGCAGCTTGTCGGTATAGAAAATGATGGCCGGGAATCGAAATTTCATAGCGCACCTCATGAACCGATCAGCGTATTGCCGGCGAAGTCATACCCGGCAATGGCCTTCCCGTATTCAACCTCCGAGGGCTGATACTGGGGCGCCAGCTTCGTCCCGTTTCCATCCTGCCCGGGCAACGGAAGCGTGCTCAGATTGACGCGGGAAGCCGATTCAAAAAACCCGATGATCTCGAAAAAGTCTGCCTCGCCGGACATGCTCAGCATGGCGTCAAGAACCTTTTCCGGAACGACAATAACCGACTTGCCAGCACATTCCAGTATGAGCTTCTTCCGGGCCTCTTTTGCGGCGATCTCATCGTCTATAGTCTTTTTCATAGACAGAATCTCCGCGTCCTTTCCCTCAATCGCCTCCCGGATCGAATCTTCGTAGATGGCGGCCTGTTCAAGCTGTTCTTCGAGTTCCAGGGCGCGTAATTGGGCAGACGCCACCCAGGATTGCAGGTATCTCTCTGCGTCGGCATCCGCTACGCCCGCCTTACAGATGCTTTCGAGAATCATTTCTCTCGCTTTTCCATCTGCGCTCTCGAGGATATAGCCGCGATTCTCAGCAAAGCCCGGATTCATGACATAATCGAAGCCGTGGAAGTTCGTGAGCTTTGTCGCGCCAATGGCACCTCCATCGACACCTCCGCAGGCCCATGAAAAGCCGCCGACTTTGGAAGTGTTCAAGCCGGCAACCACCTTCCCGGGCGCCGTGTCGAGAAGTTCTTGATGGTGCTCAACGTTCCCGTCCTTGTTCACCTCGAAAAAGACTGTGATGTTGGAAGGGATATTTTCCACGATGATGGTTGACCCATCGGGAAGTCTGACCGGTTCAATCTCGGCCAATTGTAGCTTGCGGGCGATTTCGCGCCGGCCATGCCCAAGGTATCCGAGTTTTTCACGTAGGCGGATTCCCTCGCGCGTTTCGGGCGCATAACAGACATTGATCGCGCTTTCGAGTATGTAACTCCGGTGATGGCCGGTGTATTTGCGCCCCTCGTTGAACAAATTGAAGTTGCACTTTATGATCTCACCCATGATAAACCTCCTTTACTTTCGGGCGTAGAGCCCTTCGACGTATCGATCAATAGCGCCTTTCATGCGTTTCATGGCCGATTCGGTTAATAGCCCTTCATCGTCCGATGTGGCAATTGGCTCACCGTCAGGACCGGTTTGTTGTTCCGCTGCCGGTCCGGTAATTTTCCCTGGGAACATCTTCCGAAACTTCTCTTCATCTATCCGCATGATATCCGTGAACATGTAATTGGCCAGAGCATTCCGGTCCACTGCCGTGAACTCGGCATCAATGATCTGAATCAATTGCCCCATCATTGTGGCAAAGGTCACGCGGCCTTCCAGGTTCTCGCGTTCCTCGCGTTCAAGGGCCGAAGAAACTGAATTAAAGACGACGCGCCACGGCTTTTCTCCCGGAAGGAATACCTTCCCGTATTTGTATGCCACGTGAATGTCGAAGAGATTTTCCAGGCCGGAAAGAACGGCCAGCCTGAGCATATTTGCTTTGATAGCGGCAAGGACTGAGATCCGGAAGAAACCGCCGTCCCCAAGACCGCCAGAGAGCATTTCCCCGAAGCCTAAAAGGGCCGGGTCAACTCCCAGCGCAGAGCCGAGGCGCTTCACGTGAAAATCAACATCTGCCAGACCGTCAAGATTCGGATTCCCCTCCATTGATGCGATATCAAGGCGCCCTTTCCCATCTCCAAAGATGGGGATGAGATGGTTTATGACCGTTTGTACATACCCCCGCCGCAGGGATTGCTTTGCATTCGCCTGGTTCACCTTCAAAATCTGATTGGAAACGGTATTGAGGTATTGAGAGGCGCGTTGCGGGGATAGCCTTCCGGTATTGACACCGATCAGCCGTTCCAGGCGGGCGGCGTTTTTGCGAGACATATTGAGAGACAAGATAGCTTCCTGCAGGTCCATCCAGGGAGCAAAGGCAGTCTCGATCAGCGATGTTCCATAATTCTGGCTTTCAATAATGCTTTCCGCACGGAAGTCATCATTGGAAATATCAAAAATTGACCCATCAAGACGTGGGGGCTCGATCTCGCTTTCCGCCTTCCATATAGGAATCCTGAACGCAACAAATTTCCAAGGTTCCATCAATGAGATGTACCCTGTGTTTTGCAACGGATTCTGATGTGCGGCTGTATAACCGGCCACCTGGCCAGCTTGCTCATAAATTCTGACGAATTGAGGGTGTGTATAGTAATCAGACCTTACCAGTTCCACGCCTTTACGAGGCGTCCCGTATACGCGGGCGAACCAGATCCCATTCAAAGCCGCGTTATAGGCCCAAAACTGAATATTCTTGTTGACGATCTCCTTGAAGGTGTTGCGGAGATCAATGGTGATTGGGTCGTCTTTGTCCGACGTGGATTCGATGGATACGATTTCGCCCGTATCTGACTTCGCAGAGAGGGCATGGGAGATGTGCATCTTCAGGGCAGAGTCAATGGTCGGATCATCGGCCATTACCCGGAAAATCTTATACTTTAACAAGCGGCTGCTGGGAAGTTCTGTGAGTTGATAAGAGTCTTCTCCGTTCGCCTCCCCCTGGGGGGCGCCATTCATGAGAGCATCGGCTACGAAGTCTTCATAGTTCGCAATTGGGGGGATGGAGACGTTTGCATTCGCCCCCTGATTCTTGCCCAAAAAGCCGGGAAATAGCCTCTGCCAAAAAGATGGTTTTTTCTCTTCCATAGATAGGATTAAAAGAGATGGGCAAGGAAATGTAAATCATAGAAAAACGCAGGATTATGGCAGAAAAACGCAGGTTTCTGACTTAGCAAAAGGGCCGGATGCCCGGCCCCATTTATTTCTTGAAAACTGAAGCGACTATCAGGGAAGAATGGCCATCATTTCCATCTCTGGATCGTTGGAGGCAAATTCAACGGCGTCATCTCCGTCAGCGGTCTCCATGACGTGAAACGGGTCATCAATGAGATTCTTCGTTGTTCTCATTTCTTCATAGGAAAAGCCAGCAAGGATATTGAGTTCCGGCTTGCCATAGTCCATGGCCGTAAACCATTCTTGGTCAACGAAGTCACCGAAGGCCAAGTCATCCCGGTCGACAAACAATTTCTTCAGGGACCACCAATACGGACCATAAGCCCGGTACCGGAGCGGATTCTTCAAGAGAATGGCCTTCAGGTTTGCAAGAAACTTCTCGATCCATTGGTCAACCGGCTGGCTTGCCGTCGCTTCCTGTAATAGAATCTGCAGATCATCTTCCGATGGCTTATATATATCCATGATTTCTCCTTGTGGGTCAAAAGGTACTTTAAAAAGATGGCCGCCGCCTTTTGACGACGGCCACCGAAATCAAACTTCATGGATTTTGGCTTACGCGCCGGCAGCGACGAGCCCGTGCCCTTCCAGTCTGGAAATAACCGCATTCACGGCATCCTTCATACCATTGACGCCGCTGATGAAGCTATTCATTTCCTCGGCTGACACGAATCCATAGCCTCCATTCGTGGCCGTTCCAGTCACCACGCTCGCATCAGTCACGGCAAGGCCCGGAGCACCGACGACCTGCACGCCATTTACCTTCAAAACCTTCGATGACGCAAGGTTAATGTCCGTGGTGACATTGTTGGCGTTCTGAAGGGCCATAGTTCCCAGCTCACTCTGTTCCAGTGAGGTGTTCAGCCATACCGCAGCACCCTCGGCTGCATCGACACAGCGGTAAATCTCATGAGGCGTTGACGTTGTGTCGATCCACACAGAGCCAACGGAATAGCCTTCCGTTTCGTCATTGTCGGCATCCGGTGCAGCAGCCCCGGCATAGTTGTCCTTCTGGAAGGGCATATAGTCGGGATATATGCCGTCCTCAAAGGTTTCGCCATCGGTCATTTTCATGGCCGGACGTTTCGCAAGCACAGCCGCCTTGATAGTTGCCGCGTTGTCCAGGGGGAGATTCACGGACAACCCCTCATCTCCGATACTTCCGCCCGGAACATTGAAATTCATCCCATAGCCGATGTAATGCAATCCGGACGCGCTGTAGTTTTCAAATTTTACCGTTTTTCTGAGCATTTTTGTTATCCTCCTTCTAAGCGATTAACTCGTAGATTGCCTTCAAGTCTGTGCTCGAAGGCACGTGCCACCATGCCCCTTCAAATGCTTCCCCCGCATCCGAAAAGAACTGAGCCCCATACCGCGCTTTCAAAATGTCTTTCGTTCTATAAAGAACACCGCTCTTACCGTTTCTGTCCTGGAAAAACCAACGTGCAAAAGGCTCCAAGACGGCCCCCCGCCGCCCCTTGAAACCCGGTAACGCCATTCCTGTCATGTTCGTTTTAACTGTGATCCCCAACTTCGCAAAAGCCTCTCTGGCTTCCTGGGGGACATCCTTGAATCTCGGATCTGCTTTCAGCGCTTCCTGTGCAGACCTCTCTTTCTCTTCCTTCTTGACTTGGATAGCTCTTTCGAGGCTGGTCTGAAGATCAAGTGTGTACTGATGGACGATATTCCCGATTTCGCTGATGTTGTCCCCAAGGTCCTGGGTTCGCGAGCCTGCCAGGTTTGCCACTTCTTTAAGAATGTAACCGAGGCGCGTCTTTCCATCGGCAAGATCGTTCACAAGTTCGTCCATGCTGGCATAGCCATATTGCTGATCCTTTGTATAATCAGCCCACGCCTTGGCGCACACCTCCAGGACTTCGGAATCCGTAGCCTTCTTCCCGTACCCGAGGGCCACTTCGTCATAATTTTTCCCGAAGAGGCTTTCCATTATGTTCCGCATGGAATATGTGTCGCCATCACGCCGGGCGGCAAGATAGGCTTCACACACGCCTTTCCTGAAGTCTTCGTTGCCCTTTTCCGGGTAGATGATCGCTGCGGAGAGACCTTTCTCGGAATTCCTGAAGTCAGATCCGCTCACGACAGCAATCTTACCATCCTGTCCCCTGACGACGTACTGACTATAAACACTCCAGCGAATATCATTCCTGTGATCAAGGAACGTCTCTTTGTCTAGTTTCCCGTCAACAAGGGATTCATAGTCATGTTCTTCCGAAAGAGCCCTTTTGAGATTCAGCTCTTTTTCGGAATACGAGACCTTCTTCAAGCCCTTCTCTTCCATCCTGGATAAGCTGCTTGCCAGATACCAGCCCCAGTTATCGGGCGCGCGCTCAAGGTCTCTTGTCCCGATTCGCCCGGTGATATCCTCATATTTGAAAGACCTCCGTACCGGATCGACGGCAACGACTTTAATGATCCCTTGCTCGTAATCATCCTTGTACTCATAGCAGTCATCAACGGCTACCACCTTGCCGCTCAGCGTAACGCAGGCATTCTCCGGTTTTTCGATCAATGATTCGTTGAATGGGAGCTGCCCCTTTTTAGCTTTCTGTTTCAGTAGGCCCGATGTCTGTTTGACCACCGATGTCAATCTTACCCTTTTGTCCTCAAAGGTCTGATCCAATGAACCGAGCTTTGCATTGAAATTCTTCAGAGTTTGTTGCTTATCAATGATCTGGCTCCCAAGCCGTGCCCGCTCATCCCCTTCGGTAGCCAAACCACGTTCCTGGAGCCTCTTGATTTCAGCTTCAAGCTCCGGGATACGCTTCTGCAACCGCTCGCGCTCTGCCTCTTTCTCCGCATCAAGGCCAGCGAGGTCGGCGCTTGCCTGTGAAAGCATCTGTAGTTGATTGGCCAGGCGGCGGCGCTCTTTCTCCGCTTCTTCCGCCTGCCGTGCCGCCAGCCTTTCAAGGCGGCGTTTCTTTGCGGCCTCCGGATCGGCTTCCAACATATCCATCATTTCATCTTGACTGAGGGCATTCGCATTCTCTGCCGTCGCTTCGGTGCCGTTGAAAAGGTCGCTCATCCAGTTCGATTTCGCCTTCAATATTTCAAGACGGTAGGCATCGAAGGACCCCTTCCCGCAGTAGTAATAGACGTGGATCATGGGTGCCGTATTTCCCTGCCGGACGCCTCTCCCGTTCCTCTGTTGAATGCTCGCCGGCGTCCAAGGAAGGGTTAAGTGGTGAATGGCTGTGGTGCCCTTCTGAAGGTTTACGCCAACCTCGGCCTTTTTGTTGCAGATCACGAACTTCAGGTTCCCCGAATTGTACTCGTCGGAAATTTTCTGAAGCTCTTCGCCCTTCGCCTCTTCAGCATTGATAATACCGATCAGCTTGGCAATGGTCGGAATGTGGTGCACGACCAGACGGAGAATCTTCTGATGCTGGGATTTTTCTTCAGTGAAGATGATCTGCTTCCCGTCCGCCTCCAGATCGGATCGAAGGTTTTCAATCAGCCGGGCATATTTCGGCATGAGGGGGTGCGAAACGTTCTCTATCGCAATGTTGTTTTGCGGGATCCGGTCCACAACCATGTTTTCGTATTCCTTCGGGAAGATCGCGACATAGTTTCCGTTTTCCATCCGGGATGAAATTTCGAGCTTTATGGTGATTTCCTGAGCCCGGCCCTTATTCATTTCGGGATCAAGCCCAAGGGCCTCCATTTCCTCATCGTCCAGGACCCTCTTGACCTTGATTGTCTTGGGAAGGCTCTTCACCAGGGCGTCCACGTTTTCCTTGTCCGATCCTCTGAAAATGAAGGTCATCGTCTTGTTGTAGAGGTCCATATCGGTAGTCACCCGATCCATATCGCGGATGACGGAAAACATGCTCTCTTTTTTCTCGCCCTTCTGTGGGGGCTTTGCCGCCTCCTTCGCTCGTTCGCGCAAGCTCTCATAGGCCCGTTTCTGTTCTTCGGTCAGTTCGATATCGAGATTGACTTCCTCGTGCGGCGGGAGCTTGATCTGATCCGGGAAGTCTTCGGCGCTTTTCATGTTCACGTATTTATGGAACATGGTCCGCAGGCCATCCAGCATCTTGAACCCGGTAAGGCCGTCCTTCGACTTGATGCTGCCGTCAACCATCATCTTGTCAACGCTCGTGATATTTCCGAATGTCCGGATGAAGTCATCGGGCGTATAGATTCCGTATCTCTCGAACTCTTCCAGCGGGCAAACATAGGACAACATGTTGAAGATCTCGAAGGGACTGTTCGTGACCGGTGTCGCGGAAAGCATGTAGGCCCCTCGTCCATTATTGGAGTCCCGCAGGTAGGCCATCTTCATGGTCATATCAAGAGCGCGCTTTGCAGGCGGTGCCGTGGGGAGATAGGCCACATCTTGATAATGCTCGCCACCAAGCATGTTGTTCTTGAATTCGTGGCATTCGTCAATGATAACGTCTGTAAAACCCATATCCTCAAAATAAGGAAGTTCGTCTTTCTTGGCTGTCCCCTCGTCAGAGAATTGTTGTTCCAATCGAGTCTTGGCGACATCTTCATCATAGGAAACCTTGCCGGCCTGCCTTCCTTTTTCGTTTTCGGCGGGCTGTGCATTCTCCGCTATTGCCGCAGCGTGCATCTTCTCGCTGATCAATGACCGCTGAACCATCTTGTCGGCATAGGAACGCTTACTATCCGGCCTCATGGGGATCATGCCGAATTTTTCCTTCGTCATCACAACCAGGGAGAAGTTAGCCTGGGGGATCTTCCACATGGCCTCCCAAACATCTTCCTTGCTGTTTCGTTCCACAAGCACGTCCTGGTACTCGAATTGCCCGGTATATTTGTTGAGCTTCGGGCTTCCCTTTTCGTCCTTGACAACTTCCTGTTCGATCTGGCCATCCTTACCGACCTTCGGTTCAAAGCCGACAAAAAGAACATTGTCATGGGTTCCAAGGAATTTCTTCGATTCATGATACCAGTTCCCCAGCACTGATTTTGGAACCGTGATACACGTCTTCTTTGATCTGCCGAGCTTTCTATTGTAGGCATATAGCCCGAGAGCCGAATAGGTCTTCCCGAGGCCGACATTGTGGGCCAGGATTCCGCGCCCCTCTTCGGATAGGCGACGAACTGCCGCGTTTTGGTATCCATGAAGCCTTACCTGGGGAGAAACGTCCTTCAATTTCAGGTCCGCATCCTCATAGTCGAATGCCGTAAACCCGTTGAACTTCCGGTTGTATTGCTCCGTGATCTCATTGATTTCGGTGTGCTGTTGCATCCAGACATTGAATTGCTCTTCGAGAACGCGGCAACGGTCCTTATATTCCTTGATCCGCTCTTGGGCATCTTCCCCCGAAGATGTCACGTTTTCGCCATTGAGATACTTCAGGAATTGCTTTGGGAACCCGCCCTTGCTGTCGTCAATGCCGTAGAACCGCCCGAATGGGTTTTCGTAATCCTCTTTCAGAACGCTGGTGGTGAACTGCTTCCCGCTGTACGGGTCCTCCCGAACGGCCTCTTCAAGAACTCCATAGGAAAGACGCGGGTATCCGTTTTCACGCAGGAAATCGACAACATACTTTTTGCTGTACCATTTCTGGCGCATGTCGAAAGAGATGTCTTCCGGCTTGGTCGTTTTACGCCGGCGCATAATCTCATCAATCTGCCTCATATACTTGTCTTTGAGCTTCTCGTCGGTCTCCACGGCCAGGGCGTCATTCATGGCCTGAACTTTCGGATAGATATCGCCGACCGTGTAGCGCCCCATCGGGACAATAAGTCCATCCGGCGTTATTGCAAGGGCGTCATCATCGGCAAGATCCGAGAGGGACTTGATTTCTCGTTTGCCGGTATAGAGCTTTTGCACATCCTCAAGCTCTATCTCCTGAATCCCCTCGCGAACGAAGAGGTGTTCAACAATGGCCTGAAGGTTTGTGGAATCATATTCCAGGGAGCCTCCCGATCCGTCTATGGTGCCGGATAACAGGTCAGAAAACTTACCCTTCTCATCGACGGCATTCCTGAAGAGGCCAAACATCTTCGAGGATTCGCCGGTTATGAGTAAGCCTTTGTTATTTTTCGGGTGTCCATAGGTGTCGATCTCTTTGGCGACAAGCTCTTGCAGCTCAAGGCGGTCCACGTCTTCGGTGGTCCCGTCGTTCATGGCATTCTGATATCGGGCAATCATCCCCCCGATGATCGATCCCCGAAAGATCTGTTCCTGATATTCTTCCTTGGGCTGGCTCATGGCGAATTCAATGGATGCTTTCTGCAAGGGGCTCAGAAATTCAGGGAATGCCTTGAAGACGGCAAAAACTTGCTTTGCCGACAGGACCAACGCCCCCTTTGAAGATGACAGGGCTGCTTTCAACTCATCAAGCGTGCCCGCTCCATACCTTTCCTTGTCGATGGGCAACGAAGTGTCCTCGATCTTGATGACGCGAGACCACTGCCCGCTTTTCATCTCATATTCGACACCATTGATGATTTTTCGGTCTCCCTCCGCATAATTCCGTATGATGGGCTCCGCCGTCTCCAGCAGGTCCCAATCAATACGAGAATCGAAGCGCTGAGCAAGGCGCGCTTTCAGGCTGGCATTGTCGATGTCTCCATCCACAACTTCACGGCTCCAGCGGTCGCCTTCGATCTTCGGGACCCATTTCCCCATGATGAAGGGGCGGCCTTCGCCGATCCAGTATTGACCGCTGATGAATTCGTCCCATACGACCTTCGCGGCCTTCAAGGTATTGAATGGAATGGTGTCTGCCTTATCCAGAAACTCTCTCGGATGCTTCCTGAAGACGACAATATCAACAACGGTATCAGTCCCCTGTGTGCTGAATGTCTTCGATGGGAGCTTATGGGCTCCAAGAAATTCCGCCTTCTTGCTGACGGCAATCCTGAACTTTTCCCACTGCCCTCCTTTGGCGCCCACGATGTTGATGGGAACGACAAAGCAGCATAGACCGCCAGGCTTTACCTTGTCCAAGGCCCTGAGAATGAAGTAGCGCTCAATCCGCTTTTCATCTTTATAGTCCTGGTCTTCATGGGCGCTCGCCCCGCGCGCATTTCCAAACGGAACATTCCCGACAACAGCGTCAAAGGAATCATCCGGGGTCTCCATGACTGTTTTTTCAAATGACTGATTCTTGATCAGGTCTCCGGGATTCAGAAGCTGGGACACCTTCGATCCGACCGGATCGATATCCGCGCCGGTTATGATCGCCCCTTTTGGTTTCGTCGCCGAGAACACACCGGCACCCGTGCAAGGATCAAGAACGTTCCCGTTCTGGAATCCATTGGCCATGATACCGTCCCATAGACCCTCTGCCACGTGGGTTGGCGTGTAGTATTCAAACTGGGAATTTTCGGTAAGGCCACCGCGCCCGGAATATTGCTTCAGAACTTCCCGGTCCTTATCTGTCAGGTCGCCCGGGTCCTGCACGCGTGTTATAACCTCCCGCGCTTGCGCGTTGATCCTCTCGCGGGCCTTGATGCCTTTGACCTTCAACCCATAGTCAGATCCTTCATCTTTGTAGTCGTTCGGATCTTTCGGCGGCTCCTGGCCAGGGATCGTTTGCAGATCGAAAAGGGTCTTGATTACCGTCGCGATGTCGAAGAAGTTACTTGCCGCCTGAACTTTGGATTTCCAATCCGGGACCGCCCTTTCAAGAATCATTTAAAACCCCCTTTATCTAATACAATAATTCTGTAGTCTTTTTCTTTTGTCATGCTGATAAATTGTCTAAAGTGCTGCGGAGCTATGGGCTTTTTCTGCCATCCACCGCCCCTCAAGTTCTCATAATAGATAACGCCGGCCTCCATATCGGACAGAAGCGCCTTTCGCCAAGGTTTCCCCTGGTATTCAATCTGCACTACGGTATCCAGGGGCAGCTTCCAGACATTATCGAAATCAACGATTGTCTGTTCTTTCACGTCATTTTGGATCTGCTTTGCCTTTCGCGTTTCCCCGCGCTTGAAAGCGTCTATGTCGCCCCAAATGTAACTTGCCTGGTCCGTTCCCAATTCAGCGATATGCTTAAGGTTCGGCGATATGGCCCACTTCGGGTTTCCGTCAAGATCGGTGGCCCCCGTCATGCTGTTGATCCCGGACGCATCGGGGAATTCCTGCCACATTCTCTCTTCTAATCTTTGGCCGGCGCGATACATGCCTTCCTCGGTCCCGTCATAAGGTTCTGAAATTCTTCCTATGAGCTTGCCGGCGAAGTTGCGTACAGCCCTTATGACCTGTGCTTTGGATGGAAGAATTTTCCGATATTCATTCAGGACTTCTATGGGGATGAACTTCCCTGCCTTTATCGCGTCCTGGATGTCCGTGAAATGGATGGCGTAGGCTTGAGGTTCCGATAGAATTTCGGGATGCTTTTCCCAAAATTCAGCTATCGTCATTTCCCACGGCTCCTTATGAACTTCCACCATTTTCGTTGCCAGAGGGAATATCCTTTCAAAAATATAGAAGATTTCCTCAATCGACAGCGCGCCGTTGACAGCCCCTCTCCAGTCGAATTCAGCGGCCCCCTCAAAGAGATTCCCGCCGCCTGCGTTCATGGACTTTTCTTTCTCAATAGCAAGGTCAATGATCTTTGCGGGAGTAGGAAGTTCGGCCCCGGTGTCGATCAGCTTCGGCTCTTTCTCGTCAATCAGGATCTTCCGCAGGATTCGTGCAGCCTCTTTGAGAACTGCCCCGATCCGTCTTGCAGACCTGATGTTCTTGTCGATAAACAGGGTGATGCTCTTCGTGTCTTCGGAAATGTCTTCAAATAGGCCGCCCTGCGCAAGAGCCTCTTCGATGGCCTGGTTATCTTCTCGCGACTTTTTGATCAGCTTCGCCGCTTCGATAACATGCCGGGGGATGTCTATCCCCATAAGGGTGGGGTCAATCGCCTTGGCTCTCGAAAACTCGCCTGCCGCAATGGTCATTGCGCTCAAGATGTTCTTGATTTTAGGGTCCGATTCTTCGGCCATGAGGGCCAAAAGGTTGTCATCCTGGTACGCCTTCTGGAATATAGCGGCTTGAATCCGGTCAACGAGCTGCTTTGTGTATCCTCCATCCTTCGTCATGTACCCGGTCGACGCGGTGGCGCCCATCTTCTCAAAGAACCTGGTAATGAAGGCCCTGTTTGTCGTGGCGGCAATATTCCCATCCTCGGACGGCTGAAAGAGAGCGATGTCGTCATCTGTCAATTTGGCGGCATCGGCCCTTGCCAGCTCGGAAGGTGCCATTTGCGCGATCTCGTCTTCATTCGCTTTCCGCGCAAATTCGGCACGGTCAATCTCCGTGAGGCGTATGCGGACAAGAACTGGCCTATCCATCTTTCCCACAGCTATAAAGGAAATCCCGAACCGTTCGGAATTATCCAAGAGCCATTGCTTATATTCCTGCCCCTTGTCCCCCATGGCATAGGCTTTTCGTATGGCTATCGTTCTTCCGTTTCCCGATTCAACTGTCAGATCCCGACCTATGATCGGAGCGCCCGTCGAAACGCTTGTGGACTCTCCCAGCCGTTCCGGATTGAGCTTTCCGGCCATCTGTTCAACCTGGAACTTCATGCCCTCCCGGGAGCGGTCACGGGGTTGAAGATCTTGGGAGAAGTCAGCATTGAGGGACATTTCGTCCGTATGAGATGTAATCAGCCGATCCGCTTCGATCACAGCATATTGAAGTTCAACTGGCGTGTTGTCGTTCAGATAGGCGGTTGTTTTTTCGCCCATTTCCATCCCGTTTTCGCCTGATTCAATGACATCGCCGCCCGCAACCTTCGCAATCTTGGCACGCATTGACCTTATCAGGTTTTCCAGCTCCGAAATTTCCCCGAAGAGGAACCTCTTGACCACGATGGGGCCAAATGTCGCCGCAAATACGCTCTCGATATCATCAAAGGAAAGTGCTCCTTGGACCGCTCCCCGGAAATCTTCCCCTCGTTCAAGGATCGCTTGTTCGCGCGCCTTCTCGAGAATCACCCCCATATTGGCAATGACCTTTGCCGCTCGGTCGTCGTACAGCATGGTCATATTGTGATCTTTGATGTTCGTCACTTCGAGATCTCCAAGGCCATGCTTTTCAAGCCATTCCTTCACAGGAACAACTTTCTCCGGGTCGGAGGCGCGAGCGGTAAAGATTTTTACCCGCTTCCCTTCTTTGAGTAGATGCCTGACAAAGGTCATCATGAGGGGAATAGGCTCGCCGATATGGTCATCGCCAACCCAGCTATCATAGTGCGCAAGGGTGCCGTCCAGATCAACTCCAACCCATGAGGGGTCCTGCTTATACGATCCAGACTCCCCACGTTCAACGGGGACCGTCGTGTCTCCGTTCTTCAGCCAATCCTTGAATTCATCAATGAAAAGGGTGCAGATTGATCCAAGTCCCTGCCACTCCTCATCGTAATTAGACAGGTAAGCGGCCCGGGCCTCTTCTTCCGAAGAGAACCCCATCATGATCTTATGCTCATCGAAGGCACCCGTTGCCGGATCTGTCTGGTTGACGATGAATACCTTGTCCTCATCTTCAGGATCCGGCCCAAGGAAAACATCAAGGTGGTCTTTGTCGCGCCCCTTTGTTCCCTTGATGTAGCCGTAATGGTGATTCAGGCGCGATGACCATCTCTTTCCATCCCGGTCGACGCCTGATCGTTCGGACCCGGCAGGATTCTCAATGGCGATATCCAGGCCGAGAATTTTCACATGGCCTTTTTGGTAATTTCCGGCTTCTTTTTGGGCATCCGTGGGCTCAGGGAGGTTATTCTTTGGAGATGCCGCCGCTTTATGGGCCTCCCTGTCGATTCGGGCGGATTCGAGCACAGCCGCCTCTTCATCGTCCGAATCGGGAAGCAAGTCGGCATATCCTTCAGGTGGAATAAATCCCGATACCTGAAAATCAAGAATGCTCCTTTGCTTTCCTTCCTGCAGATAGGTCTGGCTCATGGTCAACACATGATAAATGTCAGTTGGGAAGGCTGTATCGCCTTCCAGGTCTATTCTATGCCCTCTCATGCCGAAGCCGAAATCGTTGAAATACCTCTTCAGCTCCAGCGCGGGCGCTTCGTTCCCTCCATAGGTCTTGATCTTGAATAATGACGAAGCGTCAAACTCCGTTGGCTCTATTTCAATCCGCAAATCGCCCGTGGATGTCTCTATATCGAAGACATACGGCGTTACCGGATATTTAAAATCTTCATTCATTTAAGGTCCTCGATAAACGTTGGCAGATCGTCTATTTTCAATTTCGGAGGCATTGTCTTCCTCTGCGCGCACGCGACGAGCTGGTAGCTCAGAACGGATGCCTCGTTTCGGTCGCTTATGATCCCCTTTTGGACATACAAGAGATACAGATAAGCAAAGTTACGAGCGGCCTGCCTGGTCTTGAAAAAGTTCGACTGGGCATACGAACCAGGTCCTTGCGGGTCTCCCGGATAATAATAGAGGGCCATCGTTTTTCCGCTTCCTTTCCCTCTGCCGTATCCTTCGAGGCTCGAAATCAACGAGCCCTTTCCTTCCCAAAAGGAATCATCCTTGGCCTTTCGCGCCAGCACTTGATAGAATTTTTCAAGGGTGTCCCGTTCATTCATCGTATCCGCCGCTACTTCCTGGATCTTCTCTTTCTTTGATAGTTCCCGGACGGTCGGCTTGGAAGCCATGAATCCCACCATCATATTGAACATCTGCGGATCACGCCCGGCCAGAAAAGCGGCATCGCCGGGGTCCCCAAACATCTGCATTCCCATCGAAAGAACCTCAGTGGCCTTGTACCTATAAACTTTTCCGATATAGGCATCGAAGAAGTCATCGGTATAAGCGATCTCGTCTGACCGATAGCCGGAATTCTTCGTGATGCTTCGCAGTGTTCTGGTTCCGCTTTCTTTCTTGGCCCTGCCATCGCGAAAGGCTTCGGCCATGGATTCGAGTTTGGGTTCCCTTTCAAGCAGATGACCCATTTCGTGGAAAAGGGTTCGTTTCTTGAACCGCCCGTCGATGTAAATTGTCCCATCCCAAAAGGCAGCTTTCGCCCTCTTGTCTCCCTTGGTTTCGATGAAAGCCTTTCCGACCCTTCCGCCAGTCAGCCGATAAAATTCAGCCATGTGCTCGCGGAAATCTCCCTCTTCATAGCCCTGCTTCTTCAGCCGAAGAATTGCCGACTTGCTTATCCTTTGGGTTTTTGCCCATTGATCGGCCTCTTCCTTCGACACGGGTGATACTTCTATGATCTTGGCAATAATGGCCCCGCCCACCATGTCATCAATTTCTTGCTGGGCCATCTTCAGGACATGAATTTCTTTTTCCTTCCTGTCTCCCGCTTCCTTCAGTTCGGCATTCCACTTATCCCGGACCGGCTTCACGTGAAGATCTTCCAGCTCATAGGATTTGTCCATCAATGCACGGAACTGCTTTTCATACCCCTTGTTGTAGTCATCAAGTTCCTGCTTCCATTTGGCATATTCCTCCGAATCATACGGAGGTATGTTTTTGGAATGCTGTCCAACCCATTTCCAATGCTCTTCATTCATGGCCGCAGACCTGGTCTGTAGATCGAGGGCACCGCAATCCTTGCGGATGGCGTCCATCTCGTCTTTTTTCTTTTTCACCTGGTCGGCAACCAAAAAATCATATTCCTTCTGGATCTGGTCTATGCTCGTCTGAATGTCGTTCCGGGTCTTCAACTTCTCCCCATAACCGGGGATGATGGACTCCGCCATTCGTTCGCCGTCTTCGCAGTTCCTCTTTAGGAGAAAGCCGCCGATGGACGAATTCGAGAACATAACCAGATCGCTGGACCGAAGCCCCGGACCGGCCATCGTCTCAAAAGCGCTCTTGAACCTGTTGGCGTTCGCCAGATCCCCCATTTCCTGGGCAATCTCATATTTGAGTTCCATATCGGTTTCCGTCTGGAACTCTTCAAAAAGAACCCGGAACTTCTTGGCCGCGTCATATTCTCCTTCCCAAAGTCGGCTATCGACGGCATAAGGAAAGAGGGCGGAGAAGATCACAAGGATATCGGAAAACGATCTTGCCTCCCTGACTCTTTGGGGATAGGCCACAGCCAACCTTTCCTTGTCCCAGGGCTGCACGTCTGCGCTTTCCAAAACATTGTCCTCACCGACACCCATGGACTTCTTGAAAACGCCAACAACGTACTTCCAGTAGTCCTCTCCATCGGCTTCGGAAAGACCAGCCTGTTCCTCGGCAATTTTCTTTGCCTTCTCCCAGCGCTTTTCGGCCTCCGGAAGGTCAATGCCATTTTCTTCGGCGAGTTTCTTTATGAGCGGAATGGGCATCTTCAGGCCGCCTTTATGGTTCCATTTTCTTGGAGTCTTTGGCGGATCGGCTTCCAGTTCTTCAGGCGTTCCCTGATCTGAGGTTCTTTCAACCAGAAATCCTGGCCCTTGATGATGTCTTTCAGCTCTTCCTCGGTAAGGAACCCCGCGTAAAGCTGTTGGAACCATTCCCCGAAGTAATCATTCAGGAATGCCGCTTTCCCTGCCAGATCCCCGAGCTTCCCGCCACTGAATGTCGATGCGTTGTGAATCATCATGGTACAGAAGGGCGTCGGTTCGATCTCATCACAGGCCATTGCGACGATGCTCCCCGCAGAATAGGCGTTGATGATGATCGCTTTCGTTTTCGCCAGCGTTTTCAGGAGCGCCACGTAAATGGCTTGCGCCGCCTGGGTATCTCCGCCGTTGGAGTTGAGCTTGATTTCAATCGTGTCTCCCGCCCGGGCCTCTTCGATGGCCCTGATCACGGCACGAAAAGAAGTAGGGCCGTAGAAATCGTCATCGATGTCGATACTGATTTTTTTTGGAGGCCCGTAGTCGCCGTCCTGCGGCTTGACCCTGACGGCGTCGTTGGTGGCTTGCTGCGAAGAGGATGTTCCGATGATCGGAATAGGGAATCCCTTCGTTTTATCCCACAGTTTCCCAAATACCTCACCCAGGGCGCTTTCCATGATCGAATTCACTTTGTCCTGATTGACTTCGATATAGGCAATCGTGGGCGGCTTCACCGGCTCAATGTCGTTGATCTCTTCAACGATCTCCTTCAGTACCTTCAGAAATCCCTCGGGAGGCTCGTTGTTGTATTTCCCGGCAATCAGATCGGCGAGCTTTTGGTTCTGTGCCTCGGGCTTCAGTTCAACGGCCTCCTTCAGTCTGGCAAAGGCGTCCTGAATCTCTTTTTGAAACTTCCGCTTGTCCTGGAAGGACAGGTTGCCCGCCTGAAGGCTGGCAAGGTTCGTGGCGATCACCTTCTGCAGGGATCGCTTTTCGGAGAATGATAGAGCCATTTACGCCGCCTCCTTTTTCAGAATTTCCGTCAGATAGTCCGCTGCTTGATTCAGAAGAGCATCATATTGTTCCGCCTTCCCATCCTTCTCCAGGTCGGAAGCCGCCTGGTCAAGGGCCTCTCCCAGCTTCGTGGAGTCGCCGTCATATTTTCCGGCAAGGATGTCGTTGAGAACGGTCACGGCAACTGGTTCATCCGGAACGTTGCTCTTTGCCGTGAACAGCAGGAACTCGGTGTTTTGGAGGGACTTCTTGTAATCGGGGTCTTGATCCTCGAAGTCTGGACCTTCCATATAGGCCCGAATTTCCTCATGCCTGCGCGTCAATTCCTCTTCTCCAAGGTTGGCAAGCTCGGCAAGAATGCGTTTTTCGTCGTCAGAGGTCATAGTTGAGCCAATGAGGGCTTGAGGCCCGTTGGATTTCGCAATCTTGTTCGACGCCTTAAGGTCTTCGACATATTTGCCCCAGTCTTCCTCGGACAACTCGCCGCGTCCTTTCATCTCCCATAGCTTCCCGGCTTCCTCCGCATCCTGAAGGCGAACTCCCGGTACCGCATTTTTCCCGACTTCAATAAGACGGTTTGTTTCATCCACCTGCTTGGCCCTCTCTTCCTTCTCTTTCGCTGCTTTGATAATGACGGCGAGTTCCTTCATTGCCGCGTCCTGGGTCTCGTTGTCGGCGCTTGCGAAGTAGTAATCACCCCTGAATCTCTCACCGTTCAGGAAGAATATTGCCTTCCCGTCCGGGCTGATCCGCACGCCACCGATCTGGTTGCCTCCCGCGATGGTGAAAGTTCCGACTGCAACGGGCATTCCGCCATCATCCCCTTCAGACCATTTCGCATCAAGGCCCTCGCTTTTGGCGCTCGCATCAATATTGAGAACGCTTTCTTTCGGGCTGTACCCTTCGACATGGCCTTCGTCCTGCTTCATGAGGAATTCCGCAAAGCCGTTCGTAGCATCAAGGGCTGAGACGGCAGGGTCAATCTTGATCTCAGCCGCTTTGAGCTTCTTGTCGATCATGGACAGGGCCTTGGTCGCCTGCTTGTCGAAACCGGCAACGGTGGCCGAAGAGAACGTCTTCTTGCTGCCATCGGCCAAACCTACCGCGATGCTGTATCCATCCACGCCACTGGCCTGGACATATCCGAATCCCTCTTTATTCCAGACACCGCCCATGCCGTTATCTATGAATCCGCGCCCGGTCAATTCACTTCCCAGTGCCGCCCGCTTCTCTTCATAGGCCGTCCGTTCTTGTTCTGCCTTCATTTCCGCTTCGGTTTTCGGGGTCTCGCCCCCGGTCGCCTTGCCGTCATTCCCGGCCTGCTTCGCCTTCAGAGCGTCAACTTTTCCTTGAAGGTCGTCATTGAAAGCCTTCTGCTTCTCAATCTGACTGCGGAGGTTGGCGATTTTCGTATCCATCGCTTCAATGGCATCCTGCCCCTCCTTCAGCTTGGCCATGAGTTCATCGTGATGCTTCACCCCCTCATCGGCCTGAGTCTTCAATTCTTCAAGTGTCTTCCGTTGCGCCACAAGCTCCTTCTGCATGACCTGGAACCGGGCGCTGTTCTTTTCAACCAACTGGGCCGTTCGCTTCCCGATTTCCTGAAGGCTGACTTCGGCATCGTTTTCCGGAGAAACCACATGGGTGATGTCCCGCTTGTTCAAGAGCCACCGAAAAGCGATGATTTCATCATCCGCCGCGATCTTCATCTTGTTGTTGTCGGGGCTGTGGAAAATAATGCTTACCACCTGCCCGTCGCTGAAAGGAATCTGCACGGTCACGGTCGCAAAGAGGCCCGATTTCTTCGGCATTCCGATGACCGGCGCCATGGCCTCAATGTTCTTTTCCTTCAAATACCCATTGAAGACGCGCACAAGGGCGGTCATCTTGGATTCTGTGCGATTGAAACGCTGAATCCGGATAGCCTCTAAAACAAGTTCTTCGGTCGTCATCCGGTCGTTTTCGTCACAGGGGTTATAAGCCTCGTCAACCTCGTCAATGGTCGCCGTCTCGAAAAGGAGGCGTTCTTGCTGCTTGTCGGCAATCAGCCTGTAATATGCTTCCGAAAGCTGAATCCCCGAAAAACCCGTGGCGAAGTAGTCATAACCCAGCTTGATTCTTTTTCCTTCCGTCAGTGGATTCATGCTGCCACCTCCTTCAATTGATCATATTCGGCCTGAAGATTCTCGCCCGTCGCAACCAGACCGCTCAGCTCCGTCTCGAGAGTCGTTACGACAGTGCTTTTTTCGGTTTTCGAGTTTTCGGCTTCCGCGATCTGCTCATTCAGCGAGTCATCAGCGGCCTTGGTCTCATCAATGGCTGTCTGGAATTGAGTGATCTGTTCCGAAACGGACACATTTGCCGGTTTGATCTTCGGAACGTTCACCTTCTGCCGGGCAAGCTGCTTTTCCTTCTGTTTTTGGTAGGATTTCTCGTTTTCCTTGACATAATCGATGACCTCCTGAATTGCCTTATCGAGGTCGTCAACGTACTTGATGGCGAGGACCTTGCTGTTCAGCTTCACCTGAAAGATCGATCCCCCGGCCTTGGCCTTCACCTGCAACTTTTGGCCGCTTTCAAAATTGATGATGGCCGTCTTTACCTGAAAGCCGGATTCGCGCTTTGCCTTATTGTCCGCGTCCACGCTGGCAATTGGCAAGGCAGCCTTCTCGAACTTATCCAGGATTGGCTTCAAGCCCGCTTTGTTGAACTTCTCAAAATCAATATGAATCATGATAAACCTCCTTCCTTATCCTCGTGTGAATACTGCCCCGGACAGAACGCTTTCGGCGATCCCTTTTGCGTCGGCATGACAACAATGCCCCAGCCAGGACCGTATGCGCTGGCTGATGTTCCAGATCGACGCCCTTCCTTCCCGGTACATAACCCGCATGGCCCGCAGGCGCTTCTTCATTCTCTTGATGCTTGCCTTTTTGATCTTGACCCGGTCTACATAGACCCGATAGCCGACGAATTCGATTCCTCCCGCCACTTTGTCGATCCGGGTCCCCTTCGGATTGAATTCCAGGCGCAATCGATTATTAAGAAGCCCTTGAATCTCATCCTTCACCCGTTGCAAATGCTTTTTGTCGTGATGAACGATGATGAAGTTATCCATGTAGCGAAGGTAATAGCGCTCGCGAAGGTCGTGCTTGGCGAACTGATCCAGGACGTTCAAATACACATTGGCGGAAAGCTGACTGAAGAGGCTGCCTATGGGAAGCCCCGGATCTGAGGTACTGCTATCAATAATGGCCCTGATGAGCTTTAGCGTGTCGGCGCACTTGATCTTCCGGCTCATGAGCCCATAAAGAACGTCGTGATCGATATGGGGAAAGTATTTACGAATGTCACAATGGAGATAATAAATTTCCTTCCCAGGCCATTTTTCGCGAGCTGCATTCAAAAAGTATTGCAGTCGCTTCATGGCACGGTGCGTGCCCTTGCCTTTACGACAGGCATAGGAGTCATCAATGAAGCCCTTGTCAAAGATGGGCTCGATCACCTGGTGAAGGGCCTGCTGAACGATGCGGTCGCGCAGGGGTAAGTATTGGATGAGGCGCTCTTTCGGATCCTTAATAATAAATTCGCGATACTGACCGATTCGATAGTTCTTCCAGGTCAGTTCATTATGAAGTTGGATGACGTTTTGCAGGGTGTAGTATCCGAAGCGCAGAACCTCCTTATCGTACCGTTTTCCAAGACGGACGTACTTCCATGCCGCCTCAAGATTATCCATGTCGCAGATTCTTGAATATAAATGATGATAACGTTTCATCTTTTCCTTTTAAAAGTGCCTTCATGACGTTTCGGCATTGCTACTCAGACATGAAGGCTTTTGGGCTATCTTCCCTTTCGGGAAGGACACAGCCTCCCTATGAAATTGCACTGGGCCTCTGCCCGTAAGCAGGCGCCTTCTGGCATATTCAAAGTCGAGGCGGAACCCGATGTTCGTGTTCACGTTCGTGCGCGCGTTGTTGAGGTTCAACGCAGCGACCCCGGCATTGGCACCGTTGTTCCAGTTCCCAAAGCGGATCGGAACGCGCTAACAGAGCTTCATTAAACATTCTTTGCAGGCTGTGCCCCTTCTCGCTGGGAGCGAATCCACCCTCCCAACAATTTACCGACTTCGTTGATCTTCTCCATCCACAGGGTGTATTTCTTGTGATCGAGATACTTCAACCGCCGATAGGAGAGGTCCACCAAATGCCGGAGCGTTTCATGGGCAATATCCAGTTCGGTCAGCGCTGTTTTCCGGTATGTCCGTTTATTGGTCTCCACGATCAGCTTCAGAACTTCATACATCTGTTGCCGAATCATGGCCGCCAGTACAAATTTCTCATATCGGGGGAATTGACGGAGCGCGATAGTGCCGTATTCGATCATTTCCAGAGTCTTTTCGTAGATAATCAGATTTTTCGTCATTCCGTTTCCCGTGAATGGGGTTTAAGGGGGCGGGCTGTCGCCCGCCCCACAGATTTACAGACTACGCTCAACCGATATAGGCGAGGCGGAACCCGAGGGTCGTGACCACGACCGCGCGCGCGTTGCTGAGGTACAACGCAGCGACCCCGGCATCGGCACCGTAGCCCCAGCCCCCAAAGCGGAGCGGAACGCGCTCGCCATCGGTGTCGAAATAGAAATACCCTACAGGGTCGCTACTGTTGAACGCCGGGTCGATCATGGCCTGCATGAAACGCCGCTTGATCGTGTCGGAAAGGGCGGCATAGGCCGTGGTTCTGGTGAGACCTTTCCATGCCCCGAACCCGACGCCGCCAGAGGCGTGTAACGTATCCGTACCGGCCACACCTAGCTTGTCGCCCGTGTCTTCGGCCATAATCACGCCCTGGTCCTTCCAGGACCCTTCAGCCTGGGTAAAGTAGTTGTCATCGGGGAAATAAAATTTACCGTTGACAAGTTTCATCCCGTCAACCCATTCCCAAATGTTTCCGCACAGGCCGTCCACTCCGGCAAGGGTGCCATCATGACGCCAGGAAGCAGGGCCGGAACCGTTCAGGGTCCGTGCCGTGCCGGAGGCGGTACCGGGAGCAACGCCGTCCTGCCGACGACCGCACTCGTGAGTCGATGTGTGGTGTCTGCCGTAATCGGTATTGCCACGGGGCTGCCCGTTCTTGATGCAGTAGAGGGCCAGCGCTGCGGCCTCCCAGTTTGACATGAGATGCCAGCCGGTCCCCTTGGCCGTGCAGTAGCCCTTCGCCGTGTCAAAATTGACACTCGCGGTCGGATCGTAGCCGGGCAAAGAGAGGGCGCGACCGTCCAGAACATTGGCCTTGAACTGGCCGATGAAGATCTCGGACTTTTCCACACCGTTCACGATGAAGGCCGGATGGACACCTGCCCCGAGATCCGCGTCGATGGTTTCCACGAGGAATTTCGGGATCACGCACATATAGGACGGATACCCCTTATCGTCATAGAGCACCGTAACCCTGCCGCCAGTTGCCGCCTCTACCGAAGCCCTCAAAGGATCTTTATTGAAAATCAGCATTGCTTAAACCTCCTATTCTTTTTTGTTTTTTCAGATTTCGCGTTCCGATACCGGAACCGGGTTCACAAAGGGCCATAAGGACAGCCGCACCTTGTTCATGTTCAAGGGAGCGACGACAACCTCATAAACCTGGTTGCCGTTGTCATCCAAAACGGGTTCTCCGTCCTCGACTTTTGGCTGTTCGCTCTTTTCCTTCGGCGGCACAACGAGAGACGCCACATAGGACACGCCCTCGCTCACGCCCTGCACCAGGTTTCCCGCTACATCGCGGCAAATATCCACCGCAATCGCCGCGTCTACCTGAATTGCAGCGCAATCGATTTCAATTCCGCCGTCGCCGCCGATCTTCACGACGCTTCCGTTCACCGCGTATTCGACCAAAGGGCCGTTTCCCAAGACTTCAACCTGCATGTGCTCACCCCCCTTTAAATCATCCGCTGGACGTGGTAGCGCACCTTCACTGCATCCGCCGCCCCCGCCAGGTAAATTTTAAATCCGTTCGTCAGCCGGTCCTCGACTTCCAGCGCCCCGATCTGCTGCCGCCCGCCTTCGCAGGACGCCACATCCAGATGCACTGCATAATTCGCGTCGGGCAGGACATAGGGCAGGGCAATCGAAGCATAGATGGGAGACACGAACACATTGGGCCAGCCCGTACATACACGCCGTGCATCCGTGATTGTGAAGGCGTCTCCGTCATTCGTGCTGCCAGCGGGAACCGTAATCGTGTAGACTACAAGGCCTGTGGATGGTGCCGCCGCATTCAGCGCCGTGCATTGGCATTCGACCGTGCCAGTCTCATCGATGTAGAGATAGACATAGCAGGTTGCGGAACTGGCTCCGGGGTTCGGCGGTACGGAAGTGGCGTCGGCATCGGCTGGCACGCTGTATGAGCGCCCGTGGATAAACAGACTCCCAAGGGCCAGGCTCAGGATTCTTACATCCGCTGCCTTTCGTGTAATCGCGCAACCGGAAATGATTCCCCGATTATAGATAGTCGTTTCCCCTTCCTGAATACGGACGCGCCGGAACCGGTCCAGTTCCTTATTTGCCAGGGCTGCCAAGTCCGTGGCCGCCAGAACAGCCGCAATCAGGTTGTTCTGAAACTCGGGATCAAGCCCCTCCACGTTGGTTTCGATCTGATCAAGGCGCTGATCCATAGACGCCTGACCGCCTCGCGCAGCCTGCACCTCGCTTTCCAGGGCCGCCGCCCGTTCATCCAAGTTTTCAAAATTCTCGTCAATTTCCAGATAACGATCATTCCAAAGACTGGGAACGGCATCGGGCTCATTGTTCGGTATGGGCGTAATTGCTGCATGTGGTAATGCCATTTGAATGTCCTCCTTTCCTTCGGGTTAAAACTTCAATTTGATTTTGATTTCATAGGTTTCATCGGCTTCCTTGATTTTCGGTGCGAAGTTCCTAAAGCCGAGAAGATTCCCTGACGCATCCAAAAGGCCGGCCTCTGAAATATGGGTGCCCACAAGTTCCGCCTCCGCGACAATGCCCGTCCCGGTCACGGAGTAGAGATCTTCCTGCGTGATCGCGCTCAGGTTCTTCCTGAGCACTTCATGAACGAGGGCCGTCTGTGCCGCATTCGGGGTCTTTGGTGATCCGTCCGGGTTATGCCCGCCATCCCCGAAGGACATTTGCGCCACCTGTGGGAGTGCTGTCCCGTCATAATGGTGCCGCGCCAACCTCTGCCTGAAACTGTTTGTAGTCGTTGCTTCTGACATTTCTCTTCTCCTTTACGCCGCCTTTCTGATGTTTATTTCGCATTCGCATACCGGTCCCGGCTGGCCTATGCGCCACGAACCATCCAGGTGCTTCGTCACTTCCCCAACCCTCCATGATCCGTCGAGGCGGCGGTAATATCTTCCGATGCGAATTGCGCCAAGCCGTTTTGACCCATCGAGCCGCCAAGTGCCGTCAACGTCACAATAGGCCCCAACGCCCCACATGCCGTCAAGTTTGCGAGACCATCCGTTGCCGACCTGGGCCGTGTAGCGCCCCACCTTCCCAAACACCCCCGCGTGTCCAAGAAATTTTACCAATTTCAGGCGCGATTCCGCCTTGATGCCCGGAGACCGGACCTTCCATGTACCGTCAAGGATTACGCTCCTGACAGGCTCACCGACTTGCCACGTTCCATCAAGCCGTCTATACGAAACTAGGGCCGGAAGAACTCCCAGCTTCCTTGGGGAGACCGGATACTGAACGGTCCATCCCTCTCCCGATCCGAATCCGACCGATGGAATGGACGGCAAATCAATTGATTTCCTGAGCTTTCGCTTTCCGCTCAGGATCAGAACCCGGTTCATGCCGACATGCCACAGGCCATTGAGCTTCAAGAGCGATTCGCTGAGCCGGTTCACGAAATAGGCATCCGGCCTTTCGATATGCTTGGCGAGTCCCATGCTGCTTGTGATGGTGCATTGGAGTAACTGCCGGTAAACCGTCCCGGATATCTGATAGGACCCAAGGTCTGCCGCTCCGTTCAGCTTCCATGATCCGTTCAGGTGCCGGTGCGCGATGGTGATGTTCGTACCGATCTTCCAAAGCCCATTGAGCTTCGGCGTGCACCAGGGATAATGTTGGGCAACGACTTTTGTCATGGCCAGGTGCATTTCGTGGGTCGGAATGGCCGATATTTCGAGCCAAATCTTATACTTGAAGCCGTCAAAAACGATGTGAAGCGGCTTGATCTGCATGATTCGTCGGCGAGCCACGTCTATCATTTCGGGTGCACGCCCGCTTGACAGATCAATGACCATCTTCGCGCGAGATGTCAGATAAACGCCATCGGAAGCCAGATGCACAGCCGGGTCGTCGCCAACATGCCACGACCCATCCAGGCGAAGTAGTTCCGCATTGATGTCCAGGCCCGCCGCTTCAAGCTCGTCTTCCGTATAAAATGCCGTCCCATAAATCTCGCCCCTGGGGGCATAGAGGGGAGCCCATTCAGCGACGAAGCCGATCCGCGCCATAGACCGGACAAGAGGAACGTTCGTTTCCTTTTGGTGAAGCTCCATCTTGCGGGTTGCAACGCTGACCGGGATGTTCTCGTCGGAGATCCCATCTTCGAAATAATGGCCCAGCTCCACAACGATCCGCTTCTGATTCGTATCGTCAGCCGTATAGATCGACCGCAAACCGGCGAGCACGTCATAGCTCGGGTCAAAGTTTTCCGCCCAAAACCCCTGAATGGCTTCAGCGAGATCCCTCCATCGCGAGGAATCCCTCTTTACGGGCGATAATCTTTTTTTCAGCCAGTCGATCATAAGTAGCTCAATGAAATCGTGGTCGCATCCATGTCGATGTGAACCATCTCGTTTAGTTCTGTCGGCTCCAGCGTCCCGGCATGGGTCACGTTGAAATAGGCACCGGTTGTGGAGAAATATCCGGTTGCGTTGATGATCCGATAAAAGTCCTTCACAAGAACCTCCGACAGACGGCTTGAGGAATCTTTTCCATAATTATCTGTCAGAGCTTCAATAATGGCTGCCTGCACATCGGATATGATTACCGTCCTGGGGACCTTCCCCGTGATGGTCAGGTGGAACGTGGAAAGCAACGGCGCAACCCACTCGAATTTTCGGTTCAGAATGTGGACATCGGAAAGGGCGCTCATGACCTCCGTTTCAAGATTCGGACGGTCTTCAGCATAGGAAGACACAAAGATTTTATTGATGAACTCGAATCGTGGCCCGTGGATCGCCTCGGCCTCTGTTTCGCCCCACACGTTGATCCACAGGATGCTTGCCACAGCTCTCTTGATGAAGAAGACATAATCGTCACGCCATACCAGCTTTTCGTTATAGATGGGCCAGTATTGGAGGTTCTGTCGCATCTCCGAAACGGTCTCTTTTGCCTGACCGTCAGTGATGGCCTCGGTCGTGATGGCCTCCATATCGGCTACCTGCCCCGAAGCATCCAGGACCTCGCCAACAGGGTACAGGGGTTGCCCTTCTGCAAGATAGGTTTCCCCATCAGTCAACCACAGGGAGACCTTCACGGATGTTCCAACGGGAAGAATGGTTCCGATGTAGTCATTCCCGAATCTGATTCCTGTTTGTCCGGCGTGCGTATAGAATTCATCGTAAACATGATCGCCCTCGTTGGCGTTCTGGAAGAGCCGCGAGCAATCCCATTCTTCATAGCCGTATCCCAAATCGACTTGGACCGTGAAATCGTGGATTTTCTCCGTTAGGGCCTTATCGAAAAGGATCTCGTAGAACGGCTTCTCTTCCGTAACCTCGTGAACGATCTCTTCCTTGACCATCTGTGAAAATTCGACTTCCGCCGCTTCACCTGCGGCGAGTGACAAGGCCCGGTCGGTGACATAATCGAGGTCGGCATCAGACGAAAACGGCTGGTATGCCGGCAAATACAAAACGCTCGTACCGTTGTTCGTGATCGTGCCGGATCCCGAAGACGGCGTGCGCTTGCGCGGGAGGTATTCTCGATCTTCCACATGGGCCAGCACACTGGCTTCATTCAAGGCCGTGGACAGAAAGTATTCCTGGAAGGTCCTTTCGATCTTCCACAACGCTTCCCGCAGCGCCCAGCTCATGAAAACGGCAAGGTGATTGACGAACTGCGATTTCGACAAGGTTTTCCATGACGCCTTCGCAAGCAGAATGTCTTTAAATTTTTGGATTGCCTCTTCTTTTGTAATCACAGCTCTATTTTCTCCTCAAAAACCCCAAGGCGATGCCTGATAATGATCTGACACAGATCGATCTCTGTGAATTCAACGCTCACGCTTTCAATGACCAGGTTTTCAATGTCCTGCGGCATCTTGATTGTGATGCTCATTTCCGCCATGACATTTAGACTTACCCCCTGGGGCTCATGCTTCAGGGGAAGCAGGTTATGGCCCCACCCCGGAAGATCCGCCACTGTCCCTTGGGGAGTCTCAAACCATTCAAAGATCCGGTCCTGTAGTGCGTCCTCATCCTCGTATTTCTTCACCTCCGTGGACGGGTTCAGCTCAATCAGGTGATCGAATTCTTCAATAGCGGCCATAATCACACCCTGTCGTAAGCCATGAGGGTCAGCATGGTGTCATCAAACTCAGTCCGGATCGGCGGCACCCCGGAACGCTTTGCCTCATCTTGTCCTGTCATCTTGGCCATGGTCGCATTGAGCTTATCGATGGCCGCCATGAACACGCCGTTCATGTCAGATCCGGCTTGCTTCGGCCCCGGAATGGATGAAGGCGCTTCCGGTATCTCTGCCCTGGCCGTGGTCATTCGTTCCGGCTGCCTTACCGAGCGCGCCGGCATTCCTGTGGCCAGCGAGGTGGCCGGTTCCGTCGCCATGGCGCCGCCCTCAATAGGTTTCGCCTCCAAGCTCCCGCCCCCCAATGCTGCGGTCCGCGCCCGGGTCCTTGAAAGAATTCGCTTGCGGATGTCGGCAACCGGGGTTGCTGTGGCCGTCACAATCGGCTCTACTGGCTCGACGGTGGTGGCCGCCATTGGAGACGCCTTTTCGCGGGATGATTCTCCCTTCGCAAGATTTGCGGGCTGATCCGTGGAAGAGGCTTTTTCTCGCGTGATTTCGCCTCCTATTGCCGGGGGCTCCTTTCTCGCTACTGCACGGAAAGCCCGTTTCTTTATTGGTTTTACTGGCGTGACAGTTTCAGTTGGGATTGTTTTCGATGTCGATTGCGTACTATCATCCTTGCTCGCCACGATGTTTACGGCCGGAGACGGGGCTGTCTTTGCGACCGTGGCTGCCGACTTCGCCGGAGATGCTTTATCACTTGGGCCAGACGCGACAGGCTGTTGTTCATCCTGCGATGGTTGCACCCTCTCCTTATTTGTAGCGACGGCAATGTCATAAGCGTCCCCGCGCAAAGCTTTTTCGTTTTTATCCAGCGCGGCTCGCACATTGTCTACGCGGCCCTTGCTGTTACGAAGCATAGATGCCGTTTTTGTGTCTCCTTTGGCTTCCTTTTGGCTTGCAACCCGGTCAAGGCGATTTTTTCTCTCCTCGACAAAGAGATTCATGATCTCTTCTTCAGAGGCCGTCTTGAAAGTCTTCCCCTGTTGTGCCAAGCGCCTGCTGGTCGCCTGAGTAACGTCCGCCATGCCGCCCTGAATATTGGTATCAACCATCATTGCAGCCAGCTTCGGCATTTTAATGGCGTTGATTCCCTGTCTTTGTGCATAACCAATGGCCGGGTTGAAATAGTTCTGATCAAATGTTTTTTCCTGGGCCTGCTGCATTATTTTGTCGTTCCCGGTCTGTTCAAGGAACGACCTAAAACCCGCGTCATTTCGTAGCGATTCAGCTTTCCCGCTCTTTATGATTGCGGAATATTTTTGGGCTTCCTGCGTGCGCGCTCCCCCAGCGCCGGCATAGTTATCGAGCACTTTGGCAAGGGAGCTTTTTTCACCGCCCGCCGCCGTGAACTGATACTTTCCCGCAGAGACAATGCCGCTGTCCTTGTTTTGATAAGCCGAGTATCCTTTGCGACCGGACTCAACGTCTCCTATGATATTTCTGACGCCTTTCGATTCCGGATTTACGAAATCATGGAAAGCATCACCTGCCGTCTTGTGTTTTCCATCCGATACCTTCTCTGTAATAGAGTTGATCAAACTGTTGATCGCTGTCCCGACAGCGGCGCCAGCAAGCCCCGCTCCTACAACGGCCATACCCGGAAGAGCAAAGCGACTGAGAAGCGTGCTCAAAATCCCACCACCCGGCCCACCGCCCCCGGGCATCCGAGGTGCTTTTGCGACGGTTGGGAGCTGGGACTTTTTCATGGCTTTCTGCAATTTTTCTTTAGCGCGCGCGCCCGGCCCCGTCCGCCTGGCAGAAGGGAGACCCATGCTTTCAGGGCCTTTCTCCTTGTTGCCTTTCAGGATGGTCTTGATAAGCTCTTCGTGACGTTTTTCGTCTTCATTTTCAGAGCCCTTCAGGGTTTCGATAATTTTCTTGCTTCCGTCATCAGCCTTCGCTGTACCCGTCAGAAACCGGCCCTTCTCGTCGCGGCCTTCCTTGGAAGGCTTTTCTTCTTCGCCTTTCGAGATCCCCGTTTTCTTTCCGGCCCACCGTGCAGCCTTCCCGATCATGCTGTCTTCATCGCGTGCCGAATCGACAGCGCCTTTAAGTTCCATGGCCGCTTCAAAAATGGGACCGCCCGCAGCGCGTCCCGCCGCCTCTTCGATAGTGCCGGCGTTGGCCGCAACTGCCGATTTCCCTTTGGCGCCCACACCGCCGATGCCATCTTTCAGGGATTCAAACAGGGACTTCTTTTCATCCTTGTTCCTCTGTTCGGATCTGGCTTCCTGGGATTTGCTCTTGCCGATGAAACGCCCGCGATTGTCCCGCTCTCCCTTTGTCTCGTCGGGAACTTTTCCCCTGGGAGATTTGGAAGCCACCTGTTCCTTTTTCACCGGGGCCGCCTCTGTGGCCGCTTCCTGGGGTCGTTGTTGCATGGCAGGTTCGGGACCGACCGTAGTAACAGCGGTCGCGGAGGACGTTGCCTGCCTCTTTTTTTCTTCGTGCACAAGATCCTCTTCCGTTGCCAGTCTCGCGGTAACAACAGGAACTTTCGGGGCCTTCTTTGTCCCCTCATCCAGCGCAAACCGGCCCTTCTCGTCGCGGCGTCTCAAAGGCGCGACTCGAGGGAATATCCCTTGCGCTGTGACGGGCCTGCTTTCTGCCGCTGTCTGTTTGGAAGTTTTCTTCAGGAACGAAGTATTGAATTCGATCCTTTCCAGGATCGGAATGATTTCCCTATTGTTTTTTTCCTCAATCCCTCTGAGGATTTCATCAAAGGCGAAGAGCTTCTCTTCATTATCAGAGATAGGGGCGACTGCGGTCGTCGTCTTCTCCATTCTGGCTTCGCTCTTGATCATCTTCGCCTCTTGGTAGCCTTCATTTTTCGTTTCAAGGCTTCATGCAGTGAAATTACCCGGCTCTGAGGAACCCTCAGCAACCCGTCGATGCTCTGTCCGCCGTACAAGCACAGATTCTCGACAATGATGTTCCAGGATCGCTCGCTATAAACCTGGAATGTAGTCGTTATTCCGAAAGGGATAACGCAGGCGCGTTTGTTCCCCCCTTTCCGGACATTTATGGGGCGGCATGAGAAGATACAGGCGGCCCTCTTCGTACTCCATCTCCAGGCCGTGCCTCATTTCTGCAGCCAGGCCATAGACCATATCCGAGAACTCCGTGAATTCATCCAGAGGCATCGCCATGAGCCTCTTTCTCTTCTTCTCTCCCCGTTTTACCCTGTCCGGCTCCTTATCCCCGGCAAACGAAATGAACATCGCAAGCCGTTCAAACATCATTGATGCTTGTCCTTTTTTGCGGCTGATCCCCTTGGAGACATCAAGGCCGAGCTTCATCCGTTCCAGGGCCTCCATGTTCCATCCGGTAAGGGGCCGAACGATTATTTTCTCCCCCTTCCATTTTCCTTCTCGCTCAGCTCCGTTGATCGGCGTATAGCTGTCGGCAAGCTCCCGCAAATTCTGAAGGTAAATGTGCTTCTCCCCGCAATGTCGGCAATCATACGAAAGGGGGATTTCATGGTCCTTGGCCGTATGCAGCCAGTACCAATAAAGAGCGAAGCGCCGATCCGCGTCGGTCCATTTCCTGGGATCACGTATCGCGCCGGCATCCTGCATCCGCCCCAAAAACATGGTGGTCAGCTCTTCCTCGTGACTCTCGTCCACATCCGCAAAGTCAATGGCATCGGCCACGGTCGCTTCGCGTAGTTGGATGACGATATTCGGATTGGAAGGCAGGGAAAAAGGAGAAATCATCATTCACCCCATGATCTAAACTGTATGAAAGAAATAGGGAATTCAAGGAACCCCTCTGAATCTACAGATTCCGTGATGTCCCCCAGCTTGGTCGGAAATACGAACCATGTATCTTGGATTTCATCGGTCGCCAGATTGATTCGTTCCGCCTTTCTCACGTATTCAGACGGGAGATTTACCGTCCCGTCATCATTAACCATCGCCTTTGACCATGCCGTGAACCAATCGTAGATTCTTCGGTCCTGATTGTCTCTCATGGTCATCGACAACCCGACCGGAACGGTCCCGGTCGGAAACGTCAAGGTCTGCATCCCGGCCTTGATTGCCTCGGTCTCGATCTCAATCGGCCCGAAGGTGATGTCCTTGACATAGATATCAAGGTCACTGGGAGCGTTTTCGTCGTCAATATCCAGACGAAATTGCCACCCCTCCTGAAAGGGGGTGTGAACCAATTGCTTCGTCAGAAGCCTGAGCTGATTGAAATCTTCCAGCATCAGTACACCGTCGCCATCGGGATTATGGCCTGCAGATCCTCCATGGCCAGTTCAAGGTTTTCCTTCCTTGTCCTCAGCTCATCGTCGGACGGGTATTCCGCCTGTATTCCGGTCGCCGTGGCTATCTGACGCGCCCTTGCCGTATTGGGAATGGCAATCAGGGCCTCCAGATATTCACGCAGAGGACCCACCGTTTCAGGCGGCAAGACATCCTTTTCGATGTCCATGTCCCGTAAATTGACAAAGTACGAAACCGTATATGGCCTGACGCTCTTCCTTATGGAAAGCCCTGGGCGAAGCTGCTCAATGACGGTGATGGTATCCCCATCAATCCGGTGCTCATGCCAGCGCCCCTCGGCATCGGCCACGCAGATCACTTCCAGCAGATCAGCCGGCGTGTCGGCCTCTGTGTCGTCATCGCCGAACTGTAATTTCCGGATCACGCCCGCCCTGTCCTGATAGGTCCCAAGGGCCTGCTTCAGAAGGTTGGTGAGTTTTCCGGATTCAACATAGAGAACCTGGAATTGTGTTTTCACCAGGTTCAATAGTTCATTAGGGGTCATGGCTTATTCCCAGGGAAGCGTTTCCTGTTCTTCGTCAGGCCACGTCACCCAGTTGCCGTGAATGGTCCCGGACGGCTTCACCAGAACCGTCGTGTCATCGACGGACAGATCAACCGCGTCGATCTCGATCCAGGCGTCTTCCAGAACGACGGAGTTCGCATAGACGGATTCCGGCTGGCTTTCGGAAACGAGCGCCAAAGTAATCTGGAGATATTCTTTGTTCGTAACCCATGACCGCAGGGCTTCCAGGGCCTTCCCGGAAATGACTTCCTTGAAGGCAATGGTGATGTCCTGGGCGTTCATGAAATTACCCTGCTGATTAAACATGACACCATGCGGCCCCTTGGATTCGATCATCTCCCGCTTGAGTGCCGGGAGCTGGGTGGACTGCACGAGGTATTCGAGATCAGGATAACCTTCAATGGTCATCCTGAAATCGTCAGCCTTCGCGCCTTCGCCCATCGAAACCAGGTTCTTATAGGAATTCTTCACCAGCGGGACGTTCTGCTGAACATTGGAGATGTTAGGCATTTACGTGTCTCCTTTCTTTATTGAGGCCATGTCGTTCCAATATTTTCCTTATTGAGCATGACCTTTGTGGATATAGACAAAGTTGCATCGGCTCTCACCAGATACCCTTCCTTGGTTCTCTCCTTGTCCAAAGGAACGGACATGGATTCGATCACGCAGTTGGGGATCAGCATTCGCCGACCGATATTCAGAATGACAGGAAGCGGTATTCGGCCCGCTGGTATAGCGCTCTTGACAAGCTCCATCACACCGCCAGCGTTCGGATCTCCCGCCGCCACATTCGGCCCCATCATTCTTTCAAGCTCGCGAAGGGGATACATCACTTCCTTCAGCGCATTGCTTATGGCGTAGAAGGAAAGGGTCAGGTTGAAGGTGTGTGGCCTGTTCCCCTCCCAAATTTGAGTCGAAGAGAGAGTTGTCACGGATGTCTTTTCGGTCGTCGCCTGAAGGAGCCCGCCTGTCTTCTCAAACATCCCCCCGAGGTTGCTTTGCTCGAAAGGGCTGTTCCAATTGGCCTGTAGGGACCGAGTTGTTCCCGGCCCTATCAATCCGACCACGCAGACGCTCAGCTTGCTTTCTTCATCCGGCTGGGAAACCCACGCCTTCAAGTACGGGCTCACCTTTTCGTCGGCATTCCCGAAGATTTGAAGGCTACCGGCCTTCCCTTGGGCGGACTTCTTTTCAGCATCCGTAAGGGCCACTTAGATCCCTCTTTTACGCCGCAGTCTCATTGATTTCGCCCGGTGCAGTTTCGCGGCCCCGGTAAACGCCTTGCGACGGGCAGCTTTGAGGCCCGCCCGCTGTGCCGCCGACAGTTTGACCCTGCGAAGCCGCTTCTTTTTCAGGACAATCTTGCCGCCTCGCACAACCTTGATCATGGATTCCATGATCGGTTGATCGCTGACGGCATAATTTCCGATGAGGGTCTCGTCGTCATCTTCGACACTCTGCATCTTCTCAGACAAAAAGGCTCCCAGCTTCGCGCCCTCTTCGTCGTCTTCATTCTCGATGAAAGATTGAACGTTGCCGGCATCGGCACCCAACGCGGTCAGTGCATAACCGACTTCGGTCAGAAGTTCATTGTAGTAGGCTTCCTCATCGGGGGTATATTCTTCATCCCCATCCAGATCGGCAATCGTTGCCACGGAATCGGCAAGAGCCCCGAAAGAATAGTCACCCGCATCAATCCATCCGAGGCAGCACGCCATTGCTTGGGAGCGCAACTGCTTCTTTGCGAAATCTTCGATTGATCCGGCATCGGCGGCTTCCTCGAAGATCTTGCGGTCTTCAGAGGCCCTCTCAAGAATGAGATCGCCAAAGATTTCATTCGCTTCGTTCATTCCAAACATATCCTATCCTCCTTATTTAATGAGTCTCGGCTGTCCGGCGATACGGCGAGCCGCGCCGGTCGGACAGAAATCCCAAGTCACGAGCCACAGGTCGATCTCTTCCTGTTTGACGACCAGCTTGTAAGGCTGGTTGCCGTCAGCCGAATCGCGGGGGGTAACCAACGCACCGGACGTAACGAGCTGATCAAGGATCTCCTTCGTCAGTCTGGTGAGGCCCTGCCTGGTCAATCCATCCGGCTCGAACTTCATGTAGGCCGCCCCTTCTACGAAGCGGTGATCGATGTAGTTCGCGATTCGGTTGACCCAAATGAACCGGCTGTAATTCTGTTTGTAATGGATCGTCAGACAGTCATCAATCATGGCCCCGCCACTCGACTCGCTGGCCACGATGGGGTTGATCCGCGCATCGTAGAAATCATCGCGGTTAATGACATCCTCGGGGTAGAGGGCTTTTACGCCCGTGCGCTCAAGCATACCCCTGTTGATTCCCGCAGGCGCGTAATGGATACCGGGAATGGCTCCGGTCATGTTCGCGTCGCCCTTCGCGCAAGCGTTTGCGGCGGCACCAGAGGCTCCCCAAACCGTCTTTCCGCCATACCAACGATCATTGGCGGAAAAGGGGCAGTAATAAACGGCTGCCTGCCGGTTTTCGAGGCCCGTTCCCTTGATCCATGCAATGGCCTGATCGGACTGAAGGTTCGGGTTGACATCGAAGAAGAACGAGCAATGCCGCTCACCCGCGATATCAATGCAGTTTGCGAGCACGTCTTCGTCGTAGACGCCGGCTGCAAACATGAGGTTGCAAAGGAAGGTTTCATTTCTGAACAGATCCCACGCGGCAATCCAGTCTTCGGTTTCCGGGTCGCTTCCGTTCGTCCCGCCCACAAATGCGGTCTTTCCGGCATACTTCAGACTGTCTTTGATCGCACTCCATGTAAGCGTCTCATCAATGTTGCACCGGAACCGGTCGCTGTTCTGTTCCAGGACGGTTTCGATGAACGCGGGACGCCCCATGTCGTCTTTGTCCGTGGGGGCAATGCCGGCCAAGTAAGTTTCGAGAAGGTACTCGTCGCCATTGTCATCCTTGTCGTAGATGTTCAAGGTGAAGCGCTGATCATACTCGCCCTTGTACGCCTTCCAACTCGTGGTAGGAACGGCCAAGGTCGGGGCATCTCCTGAAGAGGTGTGCGCGGTTGTGCAGATGAGCTTCCCGCCCGTCACGGTGATCACATCATTGACTTCATAGGCTGTTGCGGTGACCCAGGCGCCCTTTTCGGTAATGACGTTCGCGATCTCGAACGACCTGTTCGTGCTCGGATCTCCGTCAATGGGCCAGATCTCCAGGACGTAGCCGTTCCCCAAGGAAAGAGTCGTCCCGTAGGGATGACCATTGGAACCGGAGGTCTGCCCAACTTCGAGGGAGCTTGTAAAAACTGCCCAGTTCGTCACATTGGGGGGGTCGTTTTCCTCGGATGCGGTATGAGCAAGAACGCAGATATACTTGACGTTGCTTTTCGTGACGACATCGCCAGCAACATAGGCGTGCCCGGAGGTCCATTCGCCGTGGTAGCTGATCAGCTTGACCAACAGGGACGGGAATTTCGCATCGTCGTGGACTACGCGCACGACGTTGACATAATTGCAATTCTGGACGGCATCCGACAAATGGCGGAGCCCTTCCATAAAGCTTGATCGCTTGGGGAGCGGCTTGCCGAACAAATCCTGCCAGTTGTCGTCACGCACTTGGGTCACTTTTCCGACAGGCCCCTTGCTGGCAACTACCACCGTAGCACCAACGGACACGGGGCCGCCGCCCGTCTTATATGTATTGTCAATCAGCCGCAGGACGGTGATTTCGGCGGCATTCGTGATGATTGATTTCATTTCTTACCTCCACTCTTTTTGTTTTTCTTCTTATCGCCTTTCCCGGCCTCCTTCGTCGCCGATCCCGGTTTCACCTTGGGAGCAACGTCTTTCGCCTCTGCCTCGCCCTGTACGTCCTGGCTGTCTGTTACGGCCCCTTCTTCGGTATTGCCCGATCCCGCCGTTTCCTCGCCGGTTTCCGCATCGGGCTCCGATTCACCCGTCGTCGGTTCCTCTGCTTGACTCGCAACGGAATCCATTTCCGTTGACTGGGGTGCTTCGTCTTTCTCTTCGACAACGGAGGTGCAGATAACTGCAGGGTGCCTGTAGCTCAGATAGGAGAGGACATCTTTGACGTATTGCGGAGGAACATCAATTTCTTGCGATGAATGACCGGGTATGTCGAGAACGAACCCCCGGTATTTCCGGTTGACGCCCGACACGCTGTTATTATCGAACTTAATTTTCATGTTGGCCTCCTTCTGCCGAAAGGGATAAACCCGCCCGCAAGATCACGGGCGGGCTATCCCGGCAGATTTATACCGCCGTATCGGTGATGGCCAACTCCATGAAATATTCGCGACCGTCAAACGGGTTCAGATCGCGATAGGCCAGCTCCCACAGCGTGTTTTCGTACTTCAGATCGCTCTGCATGGCGTGCTTGAAAGCCATTGCGGGAATGGCATCCCCAGCAATATAGCCCGCTTCGCCGATGCTCTTGCCCTTCGCGTAGCAAAGGCTGCTGTAGTCTGTGGACCGTTGCGGATCCTCATACAGATCCCACATGCCGAAGAGCTTCCCGACATAGTGAGGCTGGGGAATCCGGGCATATCCGGGAGCGGGAACAAAGTTCGGCTCCTTCATGCTCTTGAACAGGACGGCGGACTTGGAGTCCGCGACGATCCCGACAAGGCCGGACGTACCGGTTTGCGCCATGAGCACCGCATCGATTTCGAGCAAGGTCTGTTTGACCGTCTCGTAATGTTCCTGGAAATAGGTACTGTCGGGCACGTGCATGTTCCAGGATTTCTGACCCTTCATGTAGAAGTACATGTCGGCAAGGTGCTTGCGGTCCTTGTCCGCGCTCAGAAGGTTTCTCATGGCGAGCATGGCCATACTGTCGGCATTAAGGTTAAGCTCGCGTCGCAGAGCCCACAGGGACTGGAGCGTAGTGCTCGCTTCAATGGCCGATTCGTGCGGATAGACTGTGCGAGAATCCATCTCGTGGTTTACCGCAGGGATAAGGGTCGGGTCTTTTTCGATGTCGATGTCAATGCAGACATGCACTTCGATGCCATTCGCCGGCGCCGTGGAGAAGACGGGGTGAACGATACCAGAAGCGTAATTGACCGTACCGGTAACGGTTATGGTGGAGCCGCCAACAACAAAGCTTCCGTGCAGGGCGTTCGCACCATCATCCTTTGCCACGATATTTCTGTCGTGAAGAATCTTGATGGATTTTTTCTTGAACGGCCTGATTCCGCCCCACTTGGAGTTGGAATTCAGATCGAACTCGTTCGAGGACCCGGTTTTCGTCCCATTGCCAGTTCCGGTAAGGAACCGCTGGTCCATGCTGGAATACTGGCCGGCAAAGCTATGGGTAATCTTGTCGCCGGACGACAGGTCTCCGAACGTGCTGGCTGCCACCCTCCAGATCTTGAAGATTTCGCTCTGGTTGAAGGTCCCGGGGATGTACGAAACGATGTTCCCGGTAACGGAAAGGAGCATAACGGGCAGGATGAGTGCCACCATGCGATCCCGCATGAGGATGCCTTCCGTTGTAGAGATGTTCGCCGCCTCAAGGATCAGGCCGCCGATATCCTGCCTTCCCTTGCCCGCCGTCGCGAAGATGGCATTCTCAATTGCCTGATGAGCGCTGGCAAGCAGCTCGTCGGACGGCATTTGGCCGCGCTGGTTGCAATACTGACGAAGCGCGTTTGACCAGGTCGCCTGAATCGTGGCCGCGCCCTTTCCGAGTCCTTCAAAGATGCTCGATTTCGTCACGGACTCCAAGCGTTCTGCCCTTGCCCGATGATCGTTGATGAATTTGCCGGTCGCCGTGTCGAAGACCGGAACCAACAGCACATCTCTGAGATGGTTCGCCTTTTCCGTGACCGCCTTTACTCGCTCATGATATTCTTTCATTTCACCCTTAACCTCCATTTCTCATGACTGTTTTGATCGTTTGCTCGTTCCTCCAATCGCGGCGCGGGGGTTGCCGCATAGAAAATGGGCCTTTGAAGGAAGGTTAAGGTGAAGCGAGATTAATTGAAATATGGGAAAAACGCAGGATTATGGCAGAAAAACGCAGGTTTCTGAGAATTGCGGGGATAGTTATCCGTGAGACGCCTTGACGTTCGTGCTGGGATCACTGTGGGGCTTGCCGGTCAGAGGGCAAACGCTCTTTCCTGTGATGACTCCTTCAAGGTCCCCGGTGCCACCGTCGATTGACACCGATTCGGCCCCCACGATGGACACGGAGGCATCTGAATTTACCGTGACGGCATCCATGGCCTTCAGGTTGCACGTCTCCCGTACTGTGACATCGGCTTTCCCGGACACGTCAAATTGTGCGTTTCCTTCCACGATCACTTTCAGGTTTTCAATAGCCGACATGAAGATGTTCTTTTCGCCGTGTAGCGTGATGTCCCCTTGGGGAGATACGCGGATCGCCGTTCCGGTTGCCCGCTGGGTGATGGAGACGGACTTGTCTGCATTGACCTCTATGGTTATGCCGTGCTGAGTATAGACACAGTTTTTGTGATATTCCGCCGCTGCGGGCGCCGGCTCTTCGCCGGTCGTCTTATGGGTCAGCTTTTCGGATCCCGCAAACGACTCATGGGGGAAACTTGGGATCTTGCTTGGCGCATGATGGACCGAACCGACGATCATGGGCCGCCTGGTGTCGCCGTCATAAGGAAAGCGCACCCACACATAGTCGCCTACATCGACAGGAGTAAAATACCCGTCATTGGTCCTTGCTCCGATGGGTAAAAGATACTCCGCCCATGGCAAATCTGCCTTGGGAACCTTGTCCGTGAAGACGCCATAGACGCGCACCTGAACCCGCATAAGGTTCTCCGGATCGCTCACGCTCTCGACTACGGCAATGTAGTCACCATAAAACCGGTTCTGCTGCTGCCCTTTCGGTCGTTCGTCGGTCATGCGGGAAGCACCCCCTTGATTCTGCAAAAGTATTTTTGCGCCGAGTAATAGTGGGATACCGTGCCTATGACGACCTTCGCCGGCAAGCTCTCGTCAATTGGCGCGTCGATCTTGTTGATGTTCCACTTTATGGAAAGAGGGAGGCCCGGGACAAGCGCCCCGTTCCCCAAAGTGATGAAATCAATGGACGGGAAAGGGATCTCCAACAGCCCGCTCATGGTCGGCTGATTGAAGACGGAGACAAATTCAGGCGGTTTCGTCGTCTTCTTTCCCGACTTCACAAGGCCCTTCACCATGTCCCAGCCGATGATATTGCGCTCGACTCTATCCTTGATAACCGCCTTGGAGTTTTCCCGCGTGAAATAAATGATCTGGTTCTTTGCCGTGGGGTTGTCATACTCAAAGGTGTGCTTCGCTTCCTTCTTTGCCAACTCTGAGAGCTTTCGGAAAACGATTGAACCCCGCCGATAGAAGCATAATCCTGCCTTCTCTTTTGCCATTTGTCGCAAGAGTCTTGTCGGGCGCTCACCCGGCAAGAGGTGGTAGTCTTCAAGGGCCGGAAAGTTCCCAACGTCATACTTGAGACCTGGCGCAAGGCGTTTCAGGATGGTCTCGACAGGTTTCTTCGGGAAAAGGATAGTCTCTTTCGCAGGCGTCTTCAGAAGGTCAACGTTTCGCTGCATACAGTTCAGCGTTATCGAGCTTCCCGCATTCGGCATCGTCCATACTACGAACTGAATTGTCTGATCAATTCCGTCGCGTTCCCACACGTCGGCAATCCTGATCTCAAGGACATCCTTTTCCTTAACCTTCATGCTGTCCCGGATAATGGAATGCGTGTCGTCAAAGGTCATTATGAGGCGGGGACCTGATAGGTCAACTGTCTCCACGAAGGTCACTTCCTTCAGGAAGGACAAGTCAAATACCCCGGCTTCGGTGCCGTTTCTGATCAACTTCACCTTCTGCAGAAGGAAGTCTTCCTGATTCACAAGCTCAGCCATTTGATGGGTCTCCATAGTTGGTCAGGCTGGAGAGCGCCCCTTGGATTGCAAACTCTTCAGGGACATCCACACCAGCGCCAAAGATGACATCCGTGGCGATCTGCATCCCGGTCGACACGGCATAGACCCGGCTCATATCCTGCCCGGGCGCCACGCTTTCATCGGCACACAGAAGGGACTTGTGGTCCAGTAGATACGCGGGAACCTCAAACACATCCGCATTGCTGCCGATCTGATACCTGCACGTGAATTTGTCATTCCTCACGGCATAGGCATACCAGGCAAGCTGTAGTTTATCGAGGCTTGGCTTATCCCAGGCGAGAAAGAACAGCCTGTAATCAAGAACCAAAGGAATGACTGTGAATTTATAGGCATTCGGCTCATCCCCTTCAGAGAACATGAAGCGCCCGCGCCTCGTTACCTCCTTATCTGTCCCATTGGTCAGGCCCGGCTTCCGGAAGTAGTAGATGAGGGGCAATTCAATCAGATTCGCTTTTGCGCCCCCTACCGTCTTTTCGGCTGCCTTCGCGCTACGGTATGCCTTCAGAAATTCTTCCGGGGTGTTCGCGTCGTGCCGGTAGATTTTCCTGTTTGTCGGTCTGCCCAGGAATTCCCGGAATTCTTTCGGCCCCGCTTGTGCATTCAACCCGGAAAAGGCCGCCGCTATAAAGGCCCCGAGACCGAAATCAACGGCCTGCAGCTCGGAAAATTCGTTGCTCATTCAAATGCCTCCATCGTGGAAAAGATTGTCTCTTCGGACCAATCAGACCATGCTGCCTCTTCACCTTCCTCATCACCCGCAGCACCCCGATACCTGACACGCCAGAAATAGGCATGATCGGCCTCAAGGTTTCCTGCCGGTATGGTATGGCTTCTCAAATCCGCACTTGCCTGGCTATCGTAAACCGGATCGTCATAGGTCCCGCCATCGGACCGGATCTGCCATTGACTCTTTCCGTGCGTATCGTTCGCTCCATGTACAACGAATTCGCTTGCCTGTAGCGCTGGCGTCTCTCCGATTCCATCGCACTCGTCTTCCGGCTGTTCGTTCAGGGGAGGCTCGATGAACTCGTAATCAAAGACCTGGAAAGGAACACAGTAATGCTTTTCGCAGACACCGGGGGCCTCGCCTATGATTTCGCTTCTCAGCACATAGAGAGAGACAACCCTGACATCCGTGTCGTTGATATACTCGCGGTATTGAACTACACATTGCTTCGGAACCTCGGGGTCAGCTATCAAGAGAGCTACCGGCTGTTCCATATTTCCATCCGGCTCCCCGCCCGCGTCCACAGCTCCGAAGGGGAATTCATCCGGAATTAAGACGGCCTTGGTCATAATGGGGTCAAGATATTCGAGGGACCTTTCCTCTGATTCCAGGGCGCCGACCACATCCTGATCGACTGCCACTTTTTCAAGGGACTCCGGATCTGGCTTGAAAAGAAGAATATCGAAGGCGTCGGGATGAGACCGGACAAATACCATGAAATCTTCCGACATTGCCTTGTTGAAGTCTCTGTAATCACGTGCCTTCATATCGCCCCCTCCTATATATTGACTTGCTTGGCCATCTCATTGGCCTCACTGAGATCAAGCTTGTTTTCTTTGGCATATGATTTTATGGCTTCGGCTCGTTTCATTCCATCTCGGTAGATTTTAACCGCAAGGCCCGTCGCCATTTTCTGAATAGCCATGTCCCGTTCGAGTTCTCGCCTCTTGCCGATCTCCTTCTTTGCCACGGTCTCGGCCACAGTCCCCTTTCCGGTGATGTCCACTTTCTTTTCCGCCTTTCTTGGCCTCCCTCTCAAGAGGTCCTTCATCTTTTGCCCGAAGCTCCTGCGGGCCTTTTTCATGTCGGTGAATGCCTTTTGGATATCGACATTCCCACTGGCTTCCGAAGCCTGAAGATCCTCCCCCTGCATAAAGGTTTCGGTCGGGCGATCTCCGTTCAAAAGACGGCTGAACCACCCTTTCTTCTGAGCCTGATCTTTCATCTCCAGGGCGATTCGGCTTTGCACAAACGGCGTCTGAAGAACGGCCAAGGTCTTGATCACGTGTTTGCAGCAACATCCCTGCAACTTCGGGTTTCGGATCTTCGGGAAAGCGAATTCTTTGGGGTCCAAAGCAAACCCGCCGATAGTCGCAAGATACCGATACCAATATTGATGTCGGCCACAATCACAGTCGAATGATATTCTTCCACGAGCTGCATTCGTGGCTGCCGGCAAGTATGCGTTGCCTTGTCCGGCTCTGACTTCATGCTCCCAGTCCTCAAGGCGAACCTTCACCTGGTGGTAAGCGTACTCGCTGTCATCTCCCGCGCGTACCCGGAAGAGCAATATTGACCCATCGAATTTATAGAGGGTCGAGTTCGTAATCTGCTTTGCCCTCTCAATATCCACCTTCCTGGAAGACCGCAACAGCTCAGCAACCGTGACACCCCTCGTCGCCTCGCCGAACTTCCCTTCGGCCTTATCCATAGCCATGGCCATGCGGTTAAGATCGGACAGGGTATAGGATACCTTCGCGCCCTTGGTCCCGAAATCAAGGATGAGCTTTTGCTTTCCGCTCTTGGTAAGCTCGCGGCGCCGGCGCAAAACATCAGGCGTAAGAAATGCGTCCCTCTTATCCGATTGACGCCGGGTGCTCTTCCTCGCCCAAACCTGTTTGAAAATCTTCTCAAACTGTTTGAACTCGTCTTTTTTCTTATCACCGAAGAGACCGAAAAAAGCCATTATAATCAGCCCTCATTTTCATAATCGCCAGCGTAATACTTGATCCGCTCGCGTATCCAAACGGTAGGGGGCAGCTTAATCTTTTCGCCTGCTTCAAGCGTTTCCCTCATGTCATCCAGGCCAGCGGCAACGAGTACAACCCACTTCAGAAGGTCGGTCCCATAGAAGCGGTAGGCAACCAGCTCGGGCCTGAAGACCTCATCCGGCTTTATTTCGTATTCCGGCCAACTGTCATTTCCGGTCCGAACCTCTCGATATAGGTCCGACCGCAGAAGGTCATCTGTGATGTTATACGGCGAAAGCCGCGATAGCGTCGTTGCCATGATTGCTCCTTTCTTGCGATGTTTCCTCGCTTTCCCCTTCGCCTGTGATGAGCATCATTTGTCCATTGAGCATCACCTTGTCGCCTGTCTTCAATGGCGTTGCTGGTTCCCAATTTGCCTTCATGTCTCCATTTCCTCCAGCCTTCTTGTTTTTCAGGTATTTTTTCACAAGCATCTGAATCCTTGACTGATCACTGTAAACGGATTGCACGCCAAGGCTCGGGTCAATGATGGCCTGCGCTTGTGCCTTCTTCAGGCCAAGCAGATCGATCATGAGCGGATCGGACCCGCTATCACTGCAAAGATAGATGGCCATAACGGGATTCTTCTGGCCTTCTCGGTCAAGGCGTCCAACGACCTGATAATGGACCTGCGGGGACCAATCCAACTCTCCGAAAACGACCGTTGAGCAGCGGAACTGAAGGCCGTCCAACCCGATCCCGGACCGAAGGGAGATGATGAAAAGATTCGTCTCGCCATTCACGAAGGCATTCTTGGCTTTGTCCTTTTGCGTCGCGCTCTCGGTCCCCGTGTACATGACGGGCTTGAACTCAGCGAGTTCCCTGAGCCATATCTCATAAACATCCCTGTGCCAGCCCGCCAAGACAACAGGCTCTCCGCTCTCAAGCAGGATCCGGACGAACTCAGCGACGTACTTCGCCTTCGACACCCCGGTCATGTGCCTGACCATCAGATCAAGCTCGCGGGCGGCCTGGCCGCGTTCGATAAAGCTCCCTTGCGATGCTTTCAGGGCAAGCTTGACGGCAAGCTCTTCGGCGGATTTCACTGACTGCGCATCGAAGCCAACCGTTTCGACAACCGTGTTGACCGGCTTCAGGTATTGCCCCACGTCCGCTTTCGTCCGGCGAAGGAAAAGGTATTTCTCGCGGAGATAGGAGCCCAGGGCCTTGGGGTCCTTAATGATAATCTTGGTCATTCCGTACTGCTCGGCACCCCATTCCCTCAAAAACTCGTCACGGGTCCCAAGGCAATGCTCATTGAGGATGTCCATGACATTCCAGATCTCGTCTGCATAGTTGTAGATCGGCGTCGCGCTCAGGCCGAGACGGTAATCAGCACTTCCGGAAAGGATTTTTGCCGCCATGCCCTTATCAGAGCAAACACCCCGCCGAAGCTCCTGAACCTCATCAAAGATGGCCGTCTTGAAATATCCCTGCTTGAAGATATCCACCCACCCGGAAATGCACGAATACTTGATGACATAGATGTCGGCGGGCGGAAGATTATAAGGCCGCGTTCCGGCTATCAGATGAACCTTCAGGTTTGAAAACGCCTCGATCTTCTCCTTCCATTGACGGTGAAGGTGTGTCTGAACGGCAACAATGGCGGGAAGCTGTTCTGGCTTCAGACATGCCCCTATCCCGATGTAAGTCTTTCCGAGTCCAACATCATCGCCGATCATCAACGCCCGGGACCTTTGGAAGATCTCGATTGCTTGGGCCTGATAGGGTCTGATTGCCTGCCCCTCCTTCAGGGCGTAGCTTCCGGGAACGAAATCGGGCCGCATGATCCGTTCCATCTCGGCCTGAGTTTCCAGGAAGAGCGTTCTATTGCCCTGCAATACCTGAAGGTGCTCATCGGAAATACCCAACGGATAGCGAGACATAAACCATTCCAGGTCTATGCACGCCTCCGGGGTATTGTCGAAGCGAAAGGGGCCTACCGATGTCTTTGGTATCTTCGGGAAGATGTTCTTCAGCTTGATGGACACATGCGGCTCAAGGCCGGTAAGCTCCCATCGGCTTCCATGAAGTGAAATATTTCCGTAGGTTCTCATAGCCAGTTTCGCCCCAGGTTGTGATAATAGCAAGGCTTCCCTTCGATGGTTTCGGGGAACCCCATAGATCGCCCCGTAACCAGGACAATCGCCGTGATCTGGTCATAAGTGCAGTACCGTTGACACTGGCGGAATATTTCCTTTGCCTGGCCTTTGATTTTCACCTCAACACCGATCCCATCCAGCATAAAGTCAATCCGGTCCCGTGCGGACAGCCGCACTTCCCGCTGATATGGAGCCCCGCTGTCCTGGAAAACCTTTTCGATTTGGGCCTGCAATATCGCTTCACATGACGTATCGAAACGATAACCGGCCAAAAGCTCTTTGATCTTGCTTGGCGTCATCCCCTGTTTTCCCTTTCCGTTTCCAGATTTTTGCCCCTCTCCAGGTCTCTGGCGGCAAGTATCCTTGTCCATCGCCTGACCGGATTATCATCCTCTGGCTCTTCTGCTTCCTTGCCATACATGGCCTTCAGGAACCGCTCACTTATAGGCTCCGTCATGGCGGCAACGACACAGAGAAGAATCGCCCGATGACCACCCGTGAAAGAAGGCCAATCGATTGAGTAGTAAGGCTTCCCTTTTTCGTCCTGCTTTTTTTCTACCTTCTGGCCTTCGCCGCCAGCTCGGATAAGGAACCGTTGAGCATCGCTATCGACTATCAGGTTTCCCATGTCCTGCAGGGCGAAATACCAGTCAAGAGCATCATAGAGATTACTTCTCTCTTCGATGTCTTCAAGGAGGTACTGCGTCGCATGTTGTGCTATCAGATCGGTCTTCTCTTCCACGATAACGGCGTAACCCTTGTCTTTTTTGTCGATGATCTCATCAATTATCGGTTTTCTCCAAAGGCCGAACATGCCGGCAATCGTATCGACTCGCGTGACAACGAGTTGTTCACCGTTGAACACGGCGTAAGCCTTGCTGCGATTCGCTCCCATGAGAGAAATGGTCATTATTTTCAGAATCTCTTCGCTCATTTATCTGGCCCCAAGAAAGCACTTGGCACGGAAATCACGATCTGCAATTGGTGAAACATCTCCCGATAAAACTCTATTAAGCTTCCGCATTCCCCGTGTTCCGGCATTATATCAATCATCCCCATGTCGTCGGGGATCTCTGGCTTGCCTTTTGCGTGCATTGCTATGCCGCCTCTCCTTCTGCAATGATCTTGCGAGCCATTTCCAGGATCGCGTTCTCTTCGCTACTCGTCGTCGTAAGCAGCTCCGTTTCTTCCCCTGCCGGCGTGTAATCAACCAGGAAGAAAAAGCAATGGGTATCAAACCTATCCGGGCTCTTGATCCCATTGGCCTTCATTTGCTCCTTTGGCATCATCTGATACCGCCCGGCATCATCGATCTTGTAGGGAAGCAAAGATCCTTGCTCTACGGTCTTTTTATGCCCGTCGATCCTCATCCTTCCCTCAAAGATCGCTTCCCGCGTCTTCACGTGCGAGTATGCGCGAAGGTTCTTGTAGCGCCTCTTGTCCGCCTCTGTATGCGGAGGAAGGCCCCAGTGGATTCGTTCGACAACATGACCACCAAGCTCTTCAAGTTCCAGGATGGTCGCTCGCCCGGCACCATCTGCGTCCACGGCTATGGTGACATTCGACAGCCCCATAACCCTTTCGTGCATCTTGTGGGCAAACTGCTTTTCATTCAGATCGTTATATTCCATACTGTCAACGACCTGCACCCGGCGCTCTGCCCCATATCCCGAGACCTTTGCAAGGGTCCATACGGACGAATCGCGGTGAACGCCCTCCCCAACGTCGCCGGTGATCACCCATCCCCAGGGTGTCGGATGAACAATGACAAGCAGCCTCGACTCTTCAAGCCAGCTTCGGGGAATCAGGAAGCCTGACAGGTTGTCGGGGAATCTCCCAAGCACCTTGATCTGATATTCCGGACTATGGTGCCCGCCGTACTCAATCAGTTTTTCCCGGATGAACTCTTTCGATACAAGCGGGCTCTCTTCCGAGTTGAATGAAAGACATTTGTAGATGTCCTTCAGCGACTTAAAGGCGTCTGCAAAGTGGCCGACCGTCCGCGTCGGCTGTGAGATCATGCAGTAGCGGTTTTCTGCATTCGTCAGCCCTCCACGTAGGACCCCATGAATCTCGTCTTCTACCCCGCTCGCCTCATCAACCAAAACTGTGTACCATTGGCGATGTTGACCGGCCACACCCTCGGGTTTGTGCTTTGGGGCCGTCTTTGGGATGACATACCAGCTATCCTTATGTCCCCGTGCATAGTACCGTTGCGTCTCTTTGAGAAAATATTCATTCAGCCAAGGGTAACGCTCGGCAACTTGAGCTGTTACGGTGTCCAGTTCTTTCCAAACGACAGTCCGTAGCTGTGAAACGTTCGTGGAGGTCAACATTGTGTTGCTCCACGGATATACCTTCAAAAGCCAATCGCATGTGACGGCATAGCACCGGCTCTTCCCGGTACCGTGCCCACTCGCGCAGGCGGTACGGCTTCCCGGCTTCTCAATGGCCTCGAAAAGCTCCCGTTGCTGCCACGTCGGTTCCATGCCAGTAACTTCAATCGCATACCTATTGAGCTGATGCCTGTACCGTATACAGAAATCCTTATAGCGGCTGAGAACTGCGCTTGGGGCAGAAAGTATGCTCTCATTCCTTGCTCTGGCCATGGTCCCCTTGTCTCATTTCAGCATTCGGGCCGAACGATTCGATATCTTTCAATTCCTCTTTTATCGCCTGAACTTCCTTGCGGCGCTCTGGAACGAACGTTTCTTTTTGTTGGTTCTGTGTGGCAAGTCCTTTCTGGTAACGCTCCTCAAGCTCCTCATCGGACATCGCGGGCGGCAACTCTGGCGGCGGCATGTCTGGAGGCGTCTTTTCCAGTTCGATCTTCATGACCTCGGGGATCTGTTCGCCGATCATGTAAAGCTGATAGGCCGCTTCTTTTGTCGTGATCTCGTCGGCAAGAAGCCTCTTCACAATAGCAATCGCCTCTTTGCTCGGCATGGCTTTGTCTCCATACCCTCGTTTCCTCCCCTTCGTTTTCAGCCCGAATATCGTGGACACCTCGGCGCCGGCGAGGATATTCCGGTGCAGGGCCTCTTCCCATGCGTCAATCTTTGCCTCGTTAAGGTCGTCATATTTCTCCATGAAGGCTTCATCCGTGTCCCGCCAATGGTAGAAGGTCCGCCGTGATATTCCGGCCTCCTTGCACGCCTTGTATATGCAAAACCGGTTGCTCGCGAGCGCCTCGAGGAATTTGTCCTGACATGCCTTCGTGAGTTCCTTTCTGCGGCTCCCGATCCGGGGAGGGTTCTTGCTCCCCCTTTTTTTCGCTGGCTTCTTCGCCGCCCCTTTCTTTGTGGTTTCCTTCTTCGGGACCGGTTGCGTTACTGACGCCTTTTTCTTCCCCTTGGTCTTTTTCTCGGGCTCCTTTTGAGGGGTTTTTGATACAGACTCCTTCTTGGCCGCGCCCTTTTTACCCCTCTGCTTCACGGCCCCCTTCTTTGGTTTTTCGGGCGCTCCTTTTTTGGCTGTCTTTTGTGCAATTGCAGATGCCTTTGTTTTCACTTCTTTATTGCCCATGACCGTTTCCCCTTCAGGATATTCGGCACCTTCGCCTCTCTTTCCGCCCAGTCAAGATTCACAGCCAACAACTCCTTGAAATCCTTAACCGTATGGTCATTCAGCCGATTGAACGGCTTCCCGATATGTCTCAGCTCGTGGTACATGAGCAATGCCCGTTGCTCCAACGTCATGTAATCACAGTTAGATTCATAAAAGACGATTGCATATAGCTTGTCGGTAAAGAAACTGATCGGGTGATCCCCAAACCGGTAACACCGCGCAAGCGCCTTTGGCCTGGACTTCATCTCACGCAAGAAAAGAATCTCTTCGATATTGATAAATTCAAATATTTCATATCGTTGAATGATGTCCATCGCCAGACTTACAAGCTCTGGAGATTCCTTGAATTCAAGAAATCCGTCTCCGCTCACGCCTGCGCTCCTACCCGTGGCCTTTTCTCTCCGTCTTCTCCGACTATCCCCCTGCCGGGCCTTATTTCATCCCTCCAGGCGCGATACTTCCGCTTGCTCATTTCGAGGCGACCGCAAACCTTTTCGACTGGCAGCCCCTCTTTTATTCTGCCAATCACAGCTTCCCAGTCTGATAGACGAAGAAAATCAAGGATTTCTTTTCTCCCGACAAGCAAATCATCATCCATTCTCAGATCTCCCTACACCTGTTGTCGAAGGCTTGGCACTCTTCGCCTCCTTTTCGATAGCTTCCAGATATTCCCATATCCGCCTCATCTTCTCTTGGCTCGATCCATCGGACCTGATAATTCTTCGCATTGTTTCAATGATTTTATCGAACTCCACGTCGCGCAAATCCCCTTTCCTTAGAATGGCACGTCATCATCTCCGGGTTCCCGATGTCCGCCACCTTCACCACCTGAATCGCTCTCAGACTTTCCTCCCAGCATCTTCATGTTAGAGGCGATGATTTCGGTCGTGTACTTGTCGTTTCCTTCCTTGTCCTGCCACTTTCGCGTCTGGAGCTTCCCTTCGATATAAACGAGCTTGCCTTTCGTTAAATACTCGCCGCAAATCTCCGCGAGCTTGTCCCAGGCAACAATTCGATGCCATTCAGTCTTTTCCTTCCGCTCGCCATCTTTCTTCCACGTTTCGGTCGTCGCGATGGTGAAAGATGCGGTCGGTGTCCCCGATTGGGTGTATCTGACTTCCGGGTTTCCCCCGAGCCTTCCGATAAGCATGACTTTATTGAGCATGGTTTCCCCTTTTCTTCCGGTAATCCGGCATGGTTGTGATCTGGATTATTTTCGAGTCAGCCAGCCTTGACGAAATTCGGGCGCCAAGACCTTCCTCTACTGCTTCCAGGCTCATGAAGTTTGTGGTGATGATCGTCTTTCGACCGTAGCGGTTTCGCCGGTCGATGATCAGGTACAAGGTCGTGATGGAAAAGTCTGTGGATTTTTCCGCTCCGAGATCATCCAGGACAAGCAGGGATCGCGACGTGTACTGGTCAATCAGTTCCTCTTCGGTTAACGTGGCCCTTTCTCCAAACGAGGCCCTTATCCGGAGAAGCAATTCGGGCACGGTAATGAATACGGCGTCAGTGTTCCGCTTAATGAACTCGGCCAGCATCCCTACGGCCAGATGCGTCTTTCCGCACCCGGTATTTCCACACAGGGTGATGCTATCCTCGGAATGAATGTGGCTCCTTAGTAGTTCAACAAGGGCATCGTTCCCTCCGTAGGTGTCGAGACTGAACGTTTCGTACCTGGTCGGAACCCCGCACCTTCTCATCCAATTGACCTTTTTGGGCCGCTCTTCTTCGTCTGGAAAAGACACGACACCGATCTTATGCGTTCCGAGCTTTTTCATCTCAGAATGTGTGGTCAATCGGGTAAGGGGCTGAGTCACTTTTTGCGACTGCCGCCGTTCCAGCAACCTGGCCTGAGCCCCTTCCAGTATTTTGCTGTCTACTTCCGCCATTGCTTCCACCTCGATCTTGTTCTCTGGCCAACCATCCGGTTATGTGCTTTAAGATCCCGGCTCTTGTTTTACGTTCCTTCGTGTGAGACAGGTTCCATCCCCGGATGTTTCTCAATGCTTGTTCAACATCGACTTTCGGATAAAGGTTTCTCCATTCCTCGATCATCGGTGTCGTGACTTGGAATTCGGTCTTATCCACCAATGGGACGGAAATGAATATTTCGGCTTCAGGAAGCGGCGGGGAAGAATCATCTTCAGATGATTCTAAATGTACTTTAGTACATGAAGAAGAAGATGAAGATGAAGAAAGAGGCGTTACATCGTCGTTACAATCGCGTTTCATACCGCCGTTACGATGTCTTTGAACTCTATATCTTGTTGATTCTCTTTCTTTTTCTTCTCTGTACATTCTTCGATTTATTATCGTTACATTGCCGTTACCGTCCGTTACATCCATGTCCAATGAGACCGCTTCCTCTTCTCCTTCCAGGCTACAGATACCCATGTCAATAAGCTCGCCGATTGCTGCTTTGGTCTGGTCTACCGTGGCACCAATCAAACGGGCATACCCTTGCCAAGGCAATGAGAGCATTCCCCTGGTCTGAGAACGCCACATTGCACATAACAGGTCGATCCATGCACCCTTGGCCGCCAACGATAGCGGCCTCGTGTCTTGTACCCAGTCGCCAGGATAAAACTGAAACGCTGGTAGCTTCTTTACTGACACCCGAGATACCCCCGCAGTATTAACCGGTCGCTTAATCAAGGCGGAAGAGCGGGCCGGGAACCCGCCCTTGTCGGGTGATCTGCCCTATCCGCCATGTCCAAATTCCTCACACAACGATTCATGATTAACATTGAAGTCGCTGATAATACTTTCAACTCTCGACAGCTTGTCGGTTGGCGACGACGCGCCCTTGATCGCTGCTTTTATTCCTGATAGACAACCCTTCATGATACTCGGTTCCTATATCCACATGTTCCGGATCATATTCGTCCATTTCCTCTTTGAGAGTTTTGAAAATGAAGAGCACCCATAAGACCGTGATGGCAAGAATGCAGAATCCGACAAAATCAGCCGTTCCCGCGAGCCACCTTGTGACGTGGCGATCCCAAAACTGGATAACTCCATAGACAGCAAAGAGCATCCAAAGAATGAGCATCCACAACACGCCTACGACAAAGAAAAACCTCTTAAAATCAAAGCGCATGACAAACCTCCCTCCTTAAAAATAAAAGTCCTATTTCCTTTTCCAGGCGGTCCCAGGCCATTTCGATGTAAGCAGGGTTCAGTTCGATACCAACGAAGTGACGATTTAGCTTTTTCGAGACGACGGCTACCGTTCCCGATCCCATGAAAGGATCGAGGACAACCCCGTGGGGGGGGGCGCCGGCAAGGACCATCGGGAAGATGAGTTTTTGCGGAAAGGTTGCGAAATGAGCGCCCGAAAACGGTTCTGGCGATACGGACCAAACGGAACGCTTGTTTCTGAATTCAACGACATCCTTCACGGCATTCGAGAAGGACGGGTTCTGTTTTGGCTTTGGAAACTTCGTGGGGAATTCTTGCGGCTGGTCGTGATCGATGACGGAGTGCGCCCCCGGTCCTGATTGCCACCCTCTTACGGGGACAGATGCCGCCTTCGGGTTCACCCCTTTAAGCATGTGCGCCATTGACTTGGCTATGGTCTGGTTTCCCGGTCCGCCATCGGCCCACTTGTGATCGTCAGACCTGCCGCGTGCATATCGCGCGTGCGTGTCTGCCGAGGCCGGTTCTTTTATCGCGTTCTGGTCGTAATAGTAGCGCTTGGACTTCGAGAGCAAAAAGACATATTCGTGCGCCTTCGTGCATCGATCATGAACGGATTCCGGCATGGCTTGGAGCTTGTGCCAGATGATGTCCTGCCTGAGATACCATCCATCGGCCTGCAGCGCAAAAGCCAGTCTCCACGGCATACCAATCATGTCTTTGGGTTTGATATGAGACGACCTGAAATCGAATGATGGCCGACTTGGAGGGGTGCTTTCGTCAGGGGCTTCGTCGCGTCCGAAGGGCTTGTGGGAATATTTATCGCCCCAGTACCCGGCATACGAATCGCCCATGTTCACCCAGGCAGTACCGTCGTTTTTCAGTACCCGACGAACCTCCCTGAATATTTCCACTGCATGGGTCAGATATAGATCAGGCGACGGCTCAAGCCCGAACGCCCCTTTCCACGCTCCGCACTTGGCACAAAATGACCCAGTTGACCCGTTTTCATTCCTTCCAACCCGTGATTTTCCGACTGTCGGGTCCCAGTCCCTTCCGTTTCGCCTGGCGCTTCCTTCTGACCACTCATGTTCGCAATTCGGATCTCCATCCCATATTTGAGGTTCGATGCCGTAATCACGCAACCCCCAATACGGCGGGCTCGTGATGCACGTTTGAACCGACTCCGAAGGGAGGGCTTTCAGCACATCAAGGGCATTGCCGTTATGGATGTAGTCAATCCTCAATTCATGCCTCTTCGATGATGATTGGGTAAAGGGCTTCAACCTGCTTCTTGTTCTTGATGTAGGCCGGCGTCTTTTTACCCTTCACGTCAATGTAGTGAACCGATCCGTCCGCATGGAACTCCTGAAAGTCCACAATGTATTTCGTGTTTCCCGGCAACCGGATCGGGACTTGCCGGAAGAAATATTTGATCTCCCCCGCCTTCTGGCGACAAACCAACTCAAGGAAGTATCTCGCCTCTTTTTTGCTGTGGAACTTGATCCCCAGGGCCTCGGTGATCACCGAATGGAATTTGCTTTCCTTCGGCGCCTCGCATGGTATTGCCGGCAGGTCTTTGCTTTTCATCCTGGCGACAAGGGCCTGATATTCAACCATGCTGTTAAGGCGTAGGGTCATAGCGTTTCGCTTTTGGGGCGGGACTCAGGTACAGGTCTTTTCAGACCCCGTCCTTACCTCCGCCCCTCTCTCAGGTTTTTTCTTTCTTCAAGAAGGGCCGCACGCCCCCTCTTCATGTTTTCAATCTGTTCTTGAATGAACCATCTATTGCGCTTTACGAGCCTGTGGGACATCTCCATCAGCCTGTCGTAAAGTTCATCGCCGATTACACGGCGGATCTCGCTTTCAAAATATTCAGGCCGATCATGACCGTTTTCGTGATGGCACCATGTGCCGAGTCCGAGACCGTTCTCGAGAAGATATCTCGTCGCGAATCTTCCCCTGTGGGCGATGTGATGAGCTTCGGTGGTCGGTTCCATTCCGCAGATCCGGCAAACTGGATCGCGCTCTTTTATGATCCCGCTCCATATCCCATCCGCCCGATCAATCAGCGACGACATCTGGCGTCGGCTCAAACAGCTTCAAAACCTTATCCATGCAGTCACATTTTGAGGATTCACGACCGCCTTCGGTGTCGGACCCGTAAACGATCTGCCCTTTCCCGTCACATTTGGTGCATGGTTTCTTTTCCTCTTCCATATCCTTACCCTCTCGAAGCGGCCACCAGGTTCACCTTTTGGATGAACACGGATACTTGGCGGCTCAACTCCCAGGCTTCTTTTTCAATCCGCTTTGCTTCGCTCATAGATATGGTTCCGTTCCTCATGGACTTCGATGCTTCCTTCGAGAGATCACCAAACTCAGAAATGGTCTTCAGGAGTTCTTTCGACAGGTCTTCCATCTTCCCGTTTGTTTTGGGGATGGAAATGACTATGAGGCTGAAACGTTCGGCAAGGTATTGGATGGGTGCGACCGCATCATCTGGATGGCACCCGAGAGATAGGCTTGTTTCGATGATCGTTTCGATACGATCAAGGGGGTTGTACGATCCGGAATCATCGAAGTCAGTCGAGGGCTCCATCCATTTATGAAGAAGCGGCACCGATTTATGGAGCCGCTTCGCGTGTTCTATCGTTTTCCCAGCTACCGCCCTCTGGATGGCCTCGTATGATTTCATTATGATCCCCCCGCAAGTCTATAATTGAGATAAATTCATCTGTTCATTATGCTTCTAACCAAAAAAAGGTTTTGTCTTGACATGAAAACTGTGTTATGTCCCACCATAAGGGTAAAAGGGTCATCCGTTCGCCGCTCTCGGCAACTGATCTCCGCAGTCCCGCGAAATCGCCGAACCTTTCTTGCGGAGCGCGAACAGATTGGACAAGTGGTCCCGCAGCTTGGTCAAAAGCTGTTCGGACCCAGGGCCATTACGCAATCCGGACAAGGCCATATTGAGCGAATTGCTGTTGACCCCAATGGATTCGGCAAGCTCTTTGCAGCTCCCTTTTTTGTTGAGTCTGAGCTTGGCTCTAAGGACCTCGCATTCGATTCGGAGATCTTCGATCATGATGTTGTTTCACCCAATATTAAGTGGTTTTCCTACTCCGACGAGTAGGATTTTTCTCAGAACAAAGGAATTGTGATGGACAATAAAGACATTTACACCGCCATGCTCGTCAATGCCTGGTACACAGCGCAGATGCTTTATTTTGCGCAACACGGCAGCCTCGAAGATGATGACAAAGAGCGCCTCTTTGTTGACATTCTCGGGCAAACCCGACGCCTGCAAGACATTACGGAAAACACGGCAGGCTTTAAGGACCTGGATAAAGCTGAGCGGCGCGACGCAGTGCGCGTCATGCTCGGGATAGGCAAGCGATCATAGGCTTGCAAAACATAATCAATGTCGTCCATCGGACCTCCTTTGGTCAGGATATGATTTCGGGTGGTAAGATACACAGGTTAATCTGCGATGTCAAGAAAAAAGCCAGATAAATCTGTTTACGATGGCTTTGGCGACCGTCTGAAAAAAGCTATCGAAAACAGAAATAAAAGCGAATTTGCTAAAGCCGTAGACGTAGCCATGGAAACGGTTAGGGTATGGTGTTTGGGCCAATCTCTTCCAGATATCCGGCAGTTATTACTAATAAAGGAATACTTGGATATAAACATCGACTGGTTGCTGACAGGGAGAGGGAACAAGGACGCATCTTCCCCGGCACCTCCCGATGTAGATATCCCAATTGTGCTTATGCCCTCTGAGTTGCGGGCCGTCTATCCGGATCTCGAATATATTTTTAACTCAAAGAATCCTGGCGTAAAGCAAGCGCTGTCATCGAATATAAGAGAGTTCAAAGAATCTGTAATCAAAGATGAAAAGGCGGCACAGCGTGATGCGAAGATTGAAAAACTCGAAGAAGACGTAAGGGAATTAAAGAACCGGGAACGGCAAGACTGCTCGGGTACAAAAGAGAAAAAAAGAGAATCGTCTATCAAAAAAAAGAAGGCAATGTGATATACTTGCTGGACCTCCGACCCGGTGCAGTCGTAATAAAGGGGGAATTCCCGGCAAAAAATAGGCGGCAACTGTAGGATAATAGGAGGGAAATTTCATGGAAATCATCTGGCTCGTTGTCATCGGCACCGCAATTTGGGTTTATTTCGACGCGAAGTCTATCGGTGTGAAGAAAGGCCAAGTTACGGGACTGGCAAACATGGGACCGGGTGGATGGTTCTTTGTGACATTGCTTCTATGGATAATCGGGTTCCCGGCCTGGCTTGCCATGAGAGGGAAGTTCAAGAAGATAAATCAAACAATTCTTAATAGTTGAGGTTTCCTTAATGAAGCGCAGCGTTTTTGTTTTGTCGCTCATTTTTTTACTACTACTCCCATCATATGCCCTGCCCCAAGTCCAATCTCCAGAACGTATAGAGAAGGTTGTTGCGACCGGTACCGGGATAGATTCCGAAAAGGCCACGCGGAGCGCGATCCGGAACGCCGTTGAACAGGTCATCGGCCTTTATGTTTCATCCGATACTATTGTCCAGAATGCCCAGGTCCTGAAAGATGAGGTCCTGACGCACAGCGCCGGCTATGTGAAGGATTCTCGCGTAATATCGGAAGAAAAGAATGATGATGGGCTAACCGTAATAAAGATTGAAGCGCTGGTCATATCGACAAAGCTGGCGCAAAAGATTGAATCCCTGAATATCGCCACGAAAAAAGTGGAAGGTGAAAGCCTGTTCGGGGAGGCGATCAGCAAGATAGATCAGAAGCAAAGCGGATCGAAATTGCTGGGGGCGGCTCTCTCCAGGTACCCGCAAGCCGCCTATAAATTTGATATAGGCAAGCCCGTGATCAACGGGACGGATCACCGTCAAGAGACAGCCAGCGTGAATATTCCCATAACGGTAAGATGGGATAAAGAATTCACGAGAGGCTTCAGAGAAACCATTCGGAATGTTTCCATGAAAGACTACGGCTCGGTTGGGATTTCTTCTTTTGAAAAGGGATCTCGATATAACCCGGAAAACGATCAAGTTGTTTGCTTTTCGACAAATTCAATGGCATGGATTGGAAAGGCCGAAAGATGCTACGTCCTGGATAGGCAATTGGTGCATGAGCAACCTTTTTCCAAGGCACAAAAAAGCAAGAGCGCCTTCACCCTTTTAAACCTTCCCCCGCGTCCTGATAGCATGTCCATATCCCTTGTTTTTAAAGATAATGATGGTCAAAGTGTAGCTGCATCGTCATACACCTTCAAGAGCAAAGACGATTTCAGAAAAAGAGTGAAAGAGCGCGAAGACAGCACAATAGGAAGTTTCGTCAAGGGAATGTTCGGCCTTACCGACGACAACCCGAAGCCGTCAGCGAAAAGGGTCACAAAAGAGAAGAAAGCCAAATCAATAAGTCATGATACTGACCGAGTTCTTGAAGGAGGAAATGAATTTTCCGCCTTCTATCCTCCCGGAATTCTTTGGAGGGACTCCAAGACAAGCCATATAATGATTATTGAAGACGCGGCATTCAAGATGAATGTCCCCGTGTCTATGGACGTGGAAAAGCTGAAATATGTGACGAAAATCGAAGTTTCTGTGGAGCCTTGGTCCGAATAAAGGAAGGTAGCAAATGAAAAGGTTATTCTTTAGTTTTTTGAGCATTCTTTTTCTTATTATATCGCCTGCGATTGTATTTTCCGAGTCGCTGGAACAAGAGGCCCGTCGCGTTTGCTCCGATTATGTGAGAATAAAGAAGGACTGCTATTACAAATCCGCAAAGGGGATGCTTCCCGATCAGATGTTGAAAAGCATTAAAAATGCCAATTATCCAGAAGGACTTGTGCAGATGGCTTGCCAAGACGGTTATGATTCATATGGTCGCGTAGGCAAACAACCGACATCCGCAGTCAACCAAGGCATGCAATTGTCTTACACTAATTGCTATAATGGCTATGTAGAACGCGGATACGAGAAGGCTACTATAATTGATCTAAAAAACGCATACACTTCCGCGCAAGCCTATTTCAGTGATGAACCAAAAGGAACTATATCCATCGAAAAGCTCTATTCCTATGGGTTCAAAGCCTCAAACGATGTCGTAATATCCATTCAGGACGGCAGCGCGAACGGCTTGAAGATTTCAAGCAAACATGCGAAGAGCGAAATTGTGCGCGCCATTGATGCAGAAGGAAATATTCTCAAGCAATAGCTGCATGATCGTTCTTAAAAACCAACCAAAGACCGCCACTCCCGATCACGGAAGGTGTCGTACCTGATAGCTTTTGTGGTTGATTTTTTCTTTCCCCCTCCAGTAGCTTCCTCCATAACTTGCCCACAAATCATTATTTTCTTTAGCATATCCAATGTGTTATTTCAAAACAGATTAATCTGTAAAATTCTCTTGACAAGCGCAGATTAATCTGTGTATTATCCCACCCAACAGAGCGACAAAGCGTCGTTCACCCCTCCCGCCAGGCGTAGCCCCAGGGCCGTGACCGCCAAAGTCGGAGGGGATCTTTGAAAACCGTTCCTCTTGATTGTTCGACAGTCCGCCGTCAACCGGCAGCCAACTGAACAGCGCTGAACCGAACGCGGCACATGGACATCGGCAAGTCGTGAACCGGCTCCCACTCGGGAAGACCCGGAGAACGGAAAAGCAGCAAGGTTCTTTTTATTGCGGGGAAGATTGGTATCTCGCTGGGCCTCATAAGCCCGGTTCTCGTGGTTCGATTCCACGCCCCGCCACCAGAACGCGACGGATGCCCGCTGTTTGGCGCTTCAAGACGCTGGATTGTCCCGGGTGGCTCCAAAGCCCGGCCTAAGCCCACGAATCCGTCAAAGTGGCGTGATACCGGCCATACGGTATGCGGATTCTCATTGTGGGTGCGGCCTTCGCCATAGGGCCGCACCCCCTCCCTCAGAAAGGAGAAGGGACGGAATGGCAGATCGTATCAGGGATTGGGTTGAGAGTGGTCGTTTCGAGAAACAGGCTGAATGCTTTTTCAAGAAACTCGAAAGACCGATGGAACTGTTTGTCGCATTTGCGATGGGCTACTTCGCCTTCGCGGTTGTGAGGATCTTCCAGGGATGAGGCGGCGGATCGTCATCATCTCGCTCGCGGCCTTCTTTCTTCTGATCTTCTGGCCAGGGCAAATTCCCACTGCGTCCGTTTGGCAGTACGAGGATTGTGGCGGCTTCAAATCGTATGGCGAGCGCCTTGAGTTTCAGAGGCTCTTGAAGAAGCACGGCCTTCATAAGCAGATTTCGATCATCTATGAATGGCCGAAAGATCCCTACTTCATCGACGCAAAAGGAAGGCGGTGCGCGTTTAAATGAACCTCAAGCACCCTCATTCATTCGTAACTCTCGGGCTGGGACGAACCCGGCACATATCGAACGGGCCTGAGCGCTTTCGATACATCCTGTGCCCTCGGCTGGGAAAGATGAAGGACGCATCATCAAAGAAGGGTCCTATCTGCAAACGATGCCTGAAACAGTACAGGGAGAACGAAGAATGACTCAGATGGGTTTTGACTTCACTCCTTACCCTGCAAACCCTTTCAAGAAGGGATCTCAGAACTACAGGGTTTATGAGCGGCTAAAGCAAGGCCCGGTAACCAATGTCAAGATTGTAAAGGAAATGTGCATTCTTAATAGCACAGGCAGGATTTCGGAAGTCCGTGAATATTTGAAGGATCACGGAATGGACGTAGCAGCATCGCCGCTGGGAGGAGGGTATTGGGAATACCGGATCGCTGGCGGAAAAACTGTAGCAGCTTAACCCTATAGGCGCCGTAAACGGCGCGGACTGGAGGCCAATCATGGCAGAAGAAAAGTCTCTGACAATACCATCGATGTCAACCGACCTCACTGAGGTAAAAAACCTCTTCGATGAGGCGAAAAAAGCCGGATGGAATGTGCTTATTCCGGAAACGCTTATTGTCGGCCTTGCCGATCAATACGCGCTGGCCATCGCGCAGACAACCGTCAGTACCGACCTTGCTGATGGTGAAATCTACGCAGACGACAACGCGGCAGCAAGTGAAGCGAAACGATACCGCCTTCACAAAACCGCTCTAATGAGAATCTCAGGCCCCTACATGGCCGGCTTAAAATGGTGGCCCAAGGAATCCGGTATCGAAAAGCATGAACGCGACTACATCGCATTCAAGTCGGTCGGATCAATACTCTCTCCGGACGGGCAAGAGGTTCCGTTCGTCGGGCATGACGACCTGGATTTTATCGTTCTTGAAGAGAAGTATCGTGAATCATACATAGCCAAGGCCAAGAAGCTGACGAAGAAAGACAAGGGCGGAGAGAGGGCGGCCACAGACAAGGAGAAAGAAGAATATATCACCTACTGTGTCAAAAGGGATCTGATGCAGAAGCGTGAACACAAGCTCGCCATCGTGGAGACTGGGGCGATGGAGCGGGTAATTCGCGGAGCTATCGGGTTAAAAAACTCGTACAGCCTGAAGCAGTTAAGGAAACCGTTCATCACCGCTCGCGTCATCTTGCGCCCCGACTATTCCAATTCGACAACCCGCGCTCAGGCAATCGAAAGCGGGAAGCAGGCCGCCAAGAATATCTTTGGCCAAGATCCACCCATTGACATTCCTCCGAGCACTGGAAATTCAGATCAGAAGAAACCCGATACAGGGAACGAAAAGGGCAGTAGCTCAGCCACCCCGGTCGACGGCAGCACCATTGATTTCCAAAACAGCCCTCCAGAGGATCAGGCAAAAACGTTGGAAGGTATGGCGAAGAAAAAAGGTTACCACCTCGCCGGGTGGCTGGAAAAGGTCAAGAAGCCCCTGGTTGATGTTGCCCCGGAAAAACGCCTCGAACTTTTCAAACACCTGATGTCGCTGAAAGACGCAACCTCAGCCCATCCCGCTGAAAAACGATAAGCGAGGTATAGCCATGAAGACTTTTAAGGTTTTGCATACCGCCGACTGGCATCTACGCGACAAAGACATAGATGAGTGTGAGAAATGCACCGGTGCTGTCATGGACACGGCGCTTGAAGAAAAACCCGACCTGATCACGATTGCAGCCGACATATTTGATTCCCAGGACATTGAGGCCGGATCGAAAGCGGCACTTCTGGCGATCACAAGGGTTTCAGCTTTGGCCGACATCTCTCCGGTCGTAATCGTTCGAGGAACCATCTCCCATGATGGTAACGCCCCTTCGATCCTGGCGCACGTCCGTGGCTCCTTCCCTATTGCAGTAGCGGACATGCCGTTACAGGTTGCAATGATTGATGGGGCATTCTTTGAGCTTCCATTTAGTGGGTGCACACGAATGCCTGACGCCATTATCTCTTTGGTCCCGACCCCTACAAAGCAATACTTTCAAACGACTTCCGGAATCAAAGAGAGTGATCACGAAATCGCGGAAGCGATGTCCGGTCTTTTCAAGATGTTCGGAGCGCAAGCAGCGCCTTATGGGTGTCCGCATATTCTTGTCGGCCACTGGAACATCTCAGGATCGAAACTCCCCAGCGGCTACGAACGAATCGGAATGGATATCGAGATCTCGACCGACCAGATGATGCTGGCAAATCCTGATCTCGGGTGTCTTGGGCATATTCACATCGCCCAACAGCTTGGTGGCCGATTCTTCTTCTCTGGACCAATTTACGCCACGAAAGTGGATGAACAGAAAACCGGCTTTTGGATTCACGATCTGACCCCGGATGCCAATGGGAAGTTTTTCCTTGGGTCCCGTTACTTTGACACCCCAAGCAAGAAGACTGTCCGTCTATCCGACGATTTCTCGACACCCGACAACGACCGGGCTGGGCTGACGATTACCGACTGCTTGATCGGCGGCGAAGGCGTGATTGTTCCAGACGTTTCGGGAACCATAGTCCGCCACGAAATCAAGGTCTGGCAAGATGAAACGGCCCTTGTGGACAAGAAACAAATCAAAGAGTTCTACCTCGCGGCAGGCGCTCTTGATGCTGACATCAGGATCGTCCCGGTACCGCGTGAAAACGTTCGCTCTGAAAAGGTCCTGGCGGCTGCAAATCTCGAAGACAAGCTCGTGGCCATGTCCGAGATCAAGGGAGAAAAGGTTCCGGAGTCGATACTCGTTAAGGCCAGAATGCTGGATTCAATGCCACTCGAAGACATCCTCAAAGTCATCACCGGCGCAAACGACACGGAAAGGAGGGCAGCATAATGAAACTCAGATTGAAAGGCTTCAAGGGAATTAAAGCGACTCCGCTGCTCGACTGGTCCGGCATGGATGAAATCGAAATCGACTTTACGGGTCGCCACGGCCTTACCGGTTTTGTCGGAAAGTGCGGAAGCGGAAAAAGCACGGTCCTGGAATGTTTGCACCATTACCCGCAACTCGTGAGTCGTGATGGAGCGCTTTGGCAGCATGTCCTTCTCCGCAACTCTGAAAAGGAGTTCGAGAGCGAGTTTATGGGCGACCGTTACAGATCCCTCATCAAGATCGATGCGCAATCGCAAAAGACCGAAGGCTATCTGTGGGTAAACGGAAAGCCGGTCGTAAACGGGAAAATCTCTGCCTACAAGGAGCACGTGAACAAGATCTTCGGGCAGCCGTTCACGTATTTCAGAAGCCAGTTTTGCCCGCAAAAGCGCCGGAAGACAAAGGATATGCAACTGGAAAACATGACTGCCGGCGTCTTCAAGGAGTTGCTGACGGAATTCCTCAATCTCCAACAGTACACGGAAAAAGGCGAAAAAGCGAAGCAGTGTGGAAGCGCAATCGCCGCTCAGTTGACTCAGCTATCCTCCCGAATTGACGCCCTCCAGGAACGGATAAAGGGGCTCGAAGAGCTAAGGGCGGCCTACTCGCAAGAAATGAGTAAGGCGGAAGAGCTTGATGCGAGAAAGAAGGGGATGTTGGATAGTCTTTCCGAATTGCGCCTGCAGGCCGGATCGACAAAGGAGATCATCGCACAGAATGCTATCCAGGAACAACGGAGGGCAGACCTCGGCGCCCAAATCGACAAGGCGAAATCGGCACTCGAAGAAGAGAGAAAGGCCGCCGCCGCCGAGCGGCAAGTCCTCGCTGACAAATACAAAGAGCTGAAGCCGGAACTGGATAAGATAAACGCGATTTTGGTGGACAAAGATGCTGTTCTGAATGCCTCGAAGAAAGAAAAGGAACTTCAGGAAGAAATAGACAAGCTGGCCCCTGAGCTTGAACAGCTTGGCGATGAACTCGCAAAACACCAGGAAACAGTACACACCTTAGAGCTTGACATTCGATCCTTGGAAGCATCGATCCGAAACCTTGATTCTGACAACGAACTCAAGGAGATAAACGAGGAAATTTCGCGTCTCGACTCTCAGATTACCGAAAACTCTCACTCTCTCGAAATGACGACAAAGGACATTGAGGGGAAGATCAGAGATCTTGATAGCGATCCAACCACGAAAGATGTCTCCACGGAGCTGGCATCGATACTGGCGTCAATTGCAACCCATAACCAAGAGGTCAAGGATCTCGATAACGACATGGATCTTCAGCGGATGAAGTTGGAGATCGATAATCTTTCAGCGCGCGCTGCGGAACGAGACTGCTATGAATGCACCCCTGGGGAGAAGTGCCAAAGCACAACCTGCGTTGCTGTAGCGGCTGCCTCGAAAGCCGAACGGGACCTTCCTGAAGCGAAAGCGAAATATACGTCCCGCCTGAATGCAATCGAAGAAAAAAAGGCGTCTATTTGCAGCACCATCGACACCCTTACGACCAAAAGGACTGATGCCGAGGGCCGACTCGCCACCAGGAAGGAAGAAGTGGCGGACGAACGAAAGCGGCTGCTGGATCTGATTGAGGGCAGTCGCAAGCTCACACAGTCGGCAATTGATGACCTTAACGCGAAGAAAGATCAATCCACGGCCAGAAAAGCAGCGCGGGCCAAAAAGATTGCAGAAGAGAAAGGGCTGATTTCCAAGGACATTGATGAAAAAAAGAGCGTCGCGAGCGCTGAACGGGATGTCATTACTCAGAAATCCTCATCACAGACGACCGCCCGTCAGAAGTTGGCCACCCTCAGACATGAAATCGCAAAGCAACGGACCCTTGCTGAGAAGCTGAACGATATCACGACGGCAGCATCCCGCAAGGAGGATCTGGACAGGCAAATCTCCGAAGTCTGCGATCAAGGGACGGCAAAGAAAGAGGCGTGGCAAACAAAAGAAGCCGCCGCCACTGCCGCAATCGAATCACTTCAGAAATCGCTTTCGGAGGTAGAGAAGGCGATAGATAAGGATGCCTGCGACCGACTGAAGGCCATCGAAGAAGCGATCTCCAGGACAGAGAAAACAGACCTACCCGCTGTCGAAACCGAGATTACCGCCATTCGGGAAAGCCTTGCCGCTATGCAAACCAATATCGCATCCGGAGAAGCAGCCGAGAAGGAATTGGTTGAGGCAAAAGCGGAGAAAGAGTCGTTCGCCAAAGAAGTGGCTGAATGGGCCTTTCTCAGAAATGCCGTTGGGAAAGACATCCCTGCTACCGAAATCGAAGGGGCGGCACCGCAGATTATTGCCGACGCGAACGAACTCCTGAACAGCACCTATGGATCGTATTGCTCAGTAAAGCTGAAGACATTTGATGAAGCGACCGGGAAAGAATGCCTGGAGGTCAAGATCATCCCCGAGAACGGACAGGAAATCGATCTTGACGACATATCCGGTGGACAGTGCGTCTGGAACATTCAAGCGCTGTGGCTCGCCATGTCGTTGCTCAATCAAAAGAAATCAAGCCGGCAGTTCGATTACTTCGGCGCTGACGAACAGGATGGCGCCCTCGATGTCGAGAATGCGCGCAAATTCGCAGCCCTCTATCGGCCTTTCATGCAAATCGGAGGGTTCAAGGATCTGTTCTTCATCAGCCACAAACCGGAATGCCAAGCGCTCGCCGACAACATTCTGCTTTTCGACGGCGGCAAGAATCCGGTGTGGGGGTAATCATGAGCTTTCACGTTTTCTTTGAATTTTCGCAGGGGTTTTCCGGCCCCATGACGGTCCCCAAGGGGACGCTCAAGCGGATCGTGGACCATGTTCAATGGGTTGAATCAGAGCTTGGGTACGAAACGGAGCAATATCGCGACAACCCTAAGCACTGGAAGACAACGAAACCAAAAGAAGGGGTATCGGATGAAACATACTGCGAAGTCGCAGAAGAACATAATATGTTCGTGAGATACCTCTATTCAGATTTCAGCAAATGGGCAGAAACCCCCCCGGCAGATGGCGAAATTATCACCCAGGATGACGCCAAGGAATTCTGGCACGGGCTTCAGACCATCATCGTTCCCACGTCAAGATGGACGAAAGAATATTACATCGCCCGGATGCAAGCCCTCTATGAAACGATGCGCGGTAGAGATTCGGAAGGGATGTCTTTCGATGCCAAGTCGCTCACCATAGAGCAAGCAGATGCCGTAATAACCATGTTCGATCAGTACCTTGATTCACATGATGTGCGCCTTGCGGTTCCCGTTGGCTATGACTCCCTTTACTCGTCTGACGATTACGCATGGTGCGATAAGTGCGGCGCCATCCACTGGGATGACGTTGAATACAGGATCAAGCATTGCCGGAAAAGGGGCGGCTGTTCTCTTCGCCGAGACTACAAGGATTGATCATGAACACCCCTATCTTCACCGGCATCATCGAAAAAGGCACGCTGACCCTGGATAACCCGCAACGGTATCTGGTGCAACTCGCCTCTCTGAATGGGAAGAAGATCGAACTGATTCTCAGGAAGCGACGGGGCCAGCGAAGCCTTCAGCAAAATTCCTACTACTGGGGAGTCGTGATCGAGATCCTATCGAAGCACTTTGGTTATGACCCCGAAGAGATGCACGAGGCCCTTAAGTTCCACTTCCTGAAGATCAGGAACGATAAATCACCGGATCTCGTTTCGGTGAAAAGCACAACCCGATTGAGCACTGACGAGTTCAATGAGTACGTGAACAGGGTCGTCAGATGGGCCGCCCAGGAATACGGGGTCTTCATTCCCGATCCCCGACAAGTCGAATATCGCGGATGGCGGAAGGCAGGCTGATATGAATCTAAAGCGCCGATGGAAATTCTACGCCGTCCACGATCAAGGCGGGTGCTACCTGGGCGAAGAGAACATCTTCACAGGGAATATGCAGGAAGCTGGGGACGAAGCGGACCGCAGAGCCGAAGCGTTTGAGAACGAGACCGACAGGATCATTTGCAGGATCGTCATGGAGTCGAAAGGGATAGTCACACACTGACAATAAAACAGGACAGCAAAATGCTCAGGAAACATCAAACGGAATTCAAAGAAACCATAGATGGGATCGTTTCGGGATCCGGAATCAGGAATATCTACTGTCACGTCACGCCGGGAGGCGGAAAAAGCATCCTGCCACTTCTGGCCGGCAAGCTGATTGAGAAGGGCTTTGCCGACAAGATGATGTGGATAGCCCCCCGCCTTTCCCTCATTGACCAGGCAGAACGCGAATTCATCAACCCTTACTTCCGGGAAACCTTGGGGCACCGCCTGCAGATTAGGGCCAGCACGAACGAAAACAATCCCTGCAGGGGGCTTCATGGATTCGCGACTACCTATAACGCCGCTGGCCTGGATGACGGCATTCTCTTCAATGAGTTTGATCTCCGGCGCTATATCTTGATCTGTGACGAATTCCACCACATTCAGGATAATTCTCTCTGGCATAAGAAAATTGCCCCTCTCTTCTTCATGGCTCAATTCCGCGTCATGATGAGCGGCACCCTGGAACGCGGAGACGGGACCAAGATCGGCTTCATGCCTTACAAGGCGAACGGTACCGGGCTCATTCCGGATCTTCAGGACAAGGCCGATACCAAGGTTATTCGTTACACGCGCGAGGACGCATTACGCGAGCGCGCGATAATTCCCCTCACCTTCCATCTGAGTGATGGCCAGGCAAGCTGGCAATCGAACACGGGCCGCAATGTCCACGTTGCCAGTATGGATCGGATGACGGAATTCGATGCCTCAAAAGCTATCTATACCGCCCTTCATACCGAATTCGCCGAAGATCTCCTAAAAGCCGGGCTCGATCACTGGCTTTCATGCCGAAAATCGAATCCGGGAGCCACCTGCCTGGTCGTCTGTTCTGATATCAGACAGGCAAAGCGTCATGCTGAAAACCTGAAAGAATGGGGGATAAGGGCACGTTTTGAAATTGCCACGTCGGATGAATCGGACAAGGCCCTTGTTGCCATAAAGAAAATGAAGGCCGGCGAGATTGACATACTCGTGACTGTGGCCATGGCCTACGAAGGGCTCTCGATTGAGTCTATATCCCACATCATATGTCTCACTCGAATCCGATCAACCCCTTGGATCGAACAGATGACGGCTCGCGCCAACCGGATCGACAAGAAAGCGGGGCCGTATCGCCTCCAATTCGGTCACGTCTTTGCTCCATCCGATCCGCTCTTCAAGCAGATTGTCGCCAACATCGAAGCGGAACAGGTTCCATTTCTGGAACAGGTACGCAAGCAGGAAGAGAGCATGGGAAAATCGAAATCCGGATCCGGGAACGGCGAGTTCGTTCTCGAGGCCCAGGCCCCAGGGGGAATCGTTCCCCTATCCTCTCGTATGACCGACAAGAAAGAAATCATCCTGGGCGGTCCTGAAGGCAGAGAGGATGCCCCCGCACAGACAAGCTCGGAGATCGAGGCCAATCTTCTTGAACAGATTGAAAGTCACATTCGGACTTATTCTTTTCAGAACCGCTACAACCCCAAGAAAATCAACGCCGAAGTCTATAGCTATTTCGGTAAGAAGCGGCGCGACATGACCATTAAGGAGCTGAAAAGCTGCCTGTCCCACGTCAAGACAACGTATCCCATGAGCCATATCCGTGGAACCGGCCATAGGCGCGTCCCGAACAAGGCGACTCGCTTCGATATGCAATGGAGATGATGATGACGAAGGTCCACCAGGTAAGACGTGAATTTGGAGAGCCGTTTCGGGATGTCGTAAGGGGATTCGCCGTGATGGGTTATTCTCGGGCTGCAACGGCTAATATCCTCCACTTCAATCTGTCTTATTTTCGTCAGCTTTGCACGAGGTTCAATCTCCATCAATACTTCAAACCCCAACGGGAAATGAGGCCAGAATGCCGAGGCGTCGGAACGACAAGAAAGGGATGGCCGAAAGGGAAAAAGCGCCCATTCAGGGCAAGATACACCAATGAATACCTTCTCGGGCTGGTTGCCCGGTACCCGATATATGGCGATTTCATGTCATGGGCTCCAGTCGCCGCTTCGACAGTGACACGGCGCTTCCGGGTTCCTTGGAGGGAAATCGTCAAAATGGCACAGCAAGAGGTTTTTCATGATAGCGACAGAAATACTCGGGCAACAGAACTATTTCCGGTGCGAGAAGATGGCCTGCGCCCTTCCCCGGCTAACATGCCTGAAGAGGCAAGAACAGGCCGTGTCTTTCCGGGAATATACATCGGGCAGAGACGCGGCGAAAAAGAAGCTCACGTATGCCATGTGTGCGGACTGTAAGCAGGGAAAGACCTTAAAAAAGGAGATGGCTGCATAATGGAACCAGCACGAAAAAAAGGAACCAGGGAATGGGCAAACGATACCAGGAACCTCTATGTCGGATGCCGGCACGATTGCCGTTACTGCTACGCCAGAGCAAACGCCCTGCGATTCGGACAGATCAAGGCAGCGGGCCAGTGGAAAGAAATGAGGCTGAACAAAAGGGCCGAAAGCGATCTGGCGCGCAAGAAAGCCGCTCGGCTTTTTGCCCAGCCGCGCCGGATCATGTTCCCGTCCACCCACGATCTCTTTCCTGAGCATCTTGATGTTGTTACGGCAACCCTCAAATCGATGCTGGAGGCTTCGAGCCTAAATCAGGTCTTGATCGTTACGAAGCCCCATCATGATGTCGTGAAGCACCTCTGCGGAGAGCTTCTGAAGTATCGCAGGCAGATCGTCTTCAGGTTCACTATTGGCAGCATGAACAACGATATCCTGGCATTTTGGGAGCCCGGAGCACCGACATATGACGAACGATACGAAAGCCTGTGGACTGCTTATGCAAGCGGGTTTGAAACGTCCGTGTCTTGTGAACCCTACCTCGACAACAAGATTTACGAGTTGGTCAATGCGGTTTCATTACTCGTGACGGATTCGATCTGGATCGGAAAGATGAACCGGATTTCCCACCGCGTCAATACTGATGGATGGTCAAGCAAGGAAAGATCGTTCCTGCATCGCGTCTTCGATGCCCAATCGAACGAATTCATAAAGGACCTCTATAGGCGCCTGAATGAAAAGCCGCAAGTTCATTGGAAGGATAGCATCAAGAAGATCTTGGGATTGCCGGAAGAAGAAATTGGATAACTATTTGAAAAGGAGAGAACTATGAGCGGATTTTTTGTCGGAAACATTTCGGGAATAACGCGGCTTCAAATCGATGGAGAGGATATGTCCTTGCCGATGTTCGATGAGCAAATCAAGAAGATGGCCTTCAGCAATCTATTCCCCGAAAATGCGGAAAAGAATGCTGGCTTCGTCTCGATCAATGACTGCTTGGATGCAAATTTCATAACCGAAACGACCCTTTTGGGAGATTATCGCGTGTTTTCTCTGCGGATCGACCGGCGCGCAATTCCCGCCTCGACAATGAAGATCCGGGTCCTTGAAGAAACGAAAAAGTACCTTCAGGAAAGCGGGCAGAAGAGGCTTTACAGAGAACAGCGTGAGCGTATCAGGGAAGCCGTGCGGACGGAGCTTCTCAAAAATATCCCTCCCGTAACCGCCATATACGACGTGGCGATCAATACCACTTCGGGGATCGTCTATGTGTCATTCCTCACCAATAAATTGATTCAGGAATTCATGGACATTTTTAAGGAAGCTTTCGGGTTACGCGTCAAATTCTTTGACCTGGTGAGCAATGAAGACCTGGAGAAAGCCGGACTGTCTCTGATGACAGTAGGCCGCGAATTCATGACCTGGCTGTGGTTCAAGAGCCAGCAAAGAGACGGGAAAATTGCCATGAATGGTGAAGACTATGCCGTCAACTTTGTCCGTCGCATGGCCCTTGAGTCCGGCGAAGGAGAGATGACCGAGACCGTCGTATGCTCCGGGGTGAACTTCGATCTCAACGAAGCAAAAGAGGCCCTTCGGCAGGGGAAAAAGGTCAAGGATGCCCGGCTTAGAATCGAAAAGGACGGTACGGCTTGGGAGTTTGGCTACAAGGGGGATTCCTTCCAGTTCCAGTCCGTGAAGCTCCCCATGAGCGCCGAAGTGGAGGAAAACGAGACACCAGAAGGCCGAAACCTGGAGAGGCTGTTCATGGTGTCCGCCATGATCGACGTGATGGATGAGCTTTTCAAGACGTTCCTTCGGATTCGGATATCAACGGAATGGGCACAAGAGCTTTCCGCAATGCTGGCCTGGGCTGAAGAATCACAGGAATAATTTGAGGCATATTTTACCGTCATTTTACAGAAAAAGGAGAGAGTTATGACAACAATTTTGACACCTGATCCACTGCGGAAATCAGTCGAAGCGGCCACGGAAGGAAAATGCACCGTCCTTTATACGGAAAAGGGCTTGCCAACCTTCATGACCATCATCCCGGCCTTTAGATGCGAAGATATTGCCGAAGACCTTGGAACCGGTCTTCACCCGGCCTTCATCGTAGGCGGAAGAGAAGTCACGGAGATGATGATCGGCACGTACCTATCCATCGTTCAAGACGGCCAAGCCCTTTCGCTCCCCTATCAAAACCCGCGCGCCTCGATCAATCACGATGACGCAATCAAGACATGTCTCGCCTGCGGTCCCAATTTTCACATGATGACCAACTGGGAATCTGCGGCCCTTGCCTTGTGGTGCATGAAAAACGGACTCCCTAGGGGGAACACCGATTACGGGAAGTCGCACTCGTGCCCCGAAGAAAAGGGAATGGTGTGCGAATACGGCAAAACCATGACCGGATCGGGGCCGCTCTCATGGCGTCATGACGGAACCATCGCCGGCGTCGCTGACCTGGTGGGGAATATTTGGGAGCATCAGGACGGCCTGAAGCTCGTGGGCGGAAAGATCGTCATGCCTTCCGACAACGACTTCACGCTGCCCGAAAAGAATTGGCCCGACACAGGGGCAAGGATCGATGGCGTTGACGGAATTCAAATCTCAGATGAAATCACGCGGCGCGACTGGCTTTCACAGTCCTTTAAGGATGTATCGATCAAGGCAGGATATGGCGTTCCCGTCTCCTTGCGGCAAGCCCTTATCGCCCCCAGTTCGCTGACAAAGAAAGACGATCACCCCGAACCACTCGGGTATATGTGGGCCGATAACTCCGCCCGCGCCACTTGCGTTCCGATCCGCTTTGGGTACTGGGGCGGCGGTGCCAGTGCCGGGGTCGCTGCGTTGGACCTCGGCAGCGCGCGCACGGGCGTGTACACGGCCCTCGGGTTCCGCCTCGCCTATATCGGTTGAGCGTAGTCTGTAAATCTGTGGGGCGGGCGACAGCCCGCCCCCTTTGGAAATTCTTAAAATCAGGGGGATGTGATGGGCAAGGCGAGCATGGAATACAAAGAAGTGAGGTTCGTAATTGAGGACGAACTTACCCAGGTTTACGTTTTTATCGAGGCGCATGGGGACTGTCCTCTTGGCGTGCAGGGATGGCACCACAAGACGTTTCCCGCATCGCAATCGATCATAGACATAGTTAAAAGCAATGAATTTGAAGACTCCGTTCTGTGGCCTCTGGACGCGTCAGGGAGCAAAGAAGAGAGGGTTCCTCAGCGAGCAGAGGCAGAGGAGCATCATCAGACCGAAAACGAGAATCCGCTATTTTGCTTCGGATGCTGCCATTCGTCGGCGGCTCATCCCTTCCCCGGACAACCATCCGGAGAGCGTCCGTGCTGCTTCTGTACCAGGAACCCGCAAAGGGAGGAATGGCTGAAGAAAGCCAAAGAGGAACATCCTGATTGGTTTGAGGATGGCAAGGCGAATCCCTACACCGGCCATTGGTATGACGGAAGCGACGCGATGAAATGGCCGATGGACTGCTATCACAGCCTGGATATGTTCGAGCAGATCAATAAGTGGATCAACAGCAAGAAATAGACCGCACGGAAAGGACGGCGCAATCATGGAAAAATTTGAGGAATGGGCAATCATTGACCTCTTCGGACATCAGAGAATAGCCGGAAAGATCTCGGAACAACAGGTAGGTGGGTCGTCTTTCGTGCGCGTGGACGTGCCCGCGATTGGGGAACAGAAACCCTTCACAAAGCTCTTCGGCCCCGGCGCGATCTACTCGATCACGATCACCGATGAAGAAACAGCGATTGCCGCTGCGGAATACTACAAGCCGGTCCCTATGGACCAATGGACAGTGAAGGACATGCTGAAGGATAAAATGGCTCTTCCTGAGCCAGCCTATGAAAACGAGGATGGCCTGTAATATGAACCCGAATGAATGGATATTGAGTAGCGACACGGGCGTTTCATCCAAGACGATATGGGCTGTCATGATGGGGGTGGCGATAGCTCCGGGACAGCGATGCGGATTCGCAAGTCGAACCCTTGACCTGACCTATGACATCCCCTTTGACCCTGCCGATTTTGGGCGTTGCCATCGCCTTTTAAAACTCTTCCCGGACTGGCGAAGCGGGATCGCCAGAATGGGAGAGATATTCCCAAAATGGAAACCGATGGCAGACCGATGGGATGAGCTTGAGCGCCTCTACGAAGAGGAACGTCCTTCCGGGAAGTGCCCAAAACTTTACGACCTCATGAAGACACTCAGGGAAGAAGGGATGCTTCTGGAGGGATGGACGAAAACAAGTTCAAGTTCTTGGGAATTCAAGGGGAATGAGCGATGATAGTTCAAGCGGCGATAGTTTTCTTTTCTGGATTTTCGATATGGGCTCTTTCCGGGAAACGATACCGGCTGGGATTCATCGCCGGTCTTTGTGGACAGCCGTTCTGGTTCTTCGCATCCTTCTCCGATGGGCAATGGGGCGTATTTCTCGTCAGCATATGGTTCACCCTGAATCACGCGAGGGGATTGTGGTTGCATCGAAATATCCCCTCGGTCCGGATACTGAAAACGGGCACGAAAAGCCTTCTCTTCGGCGTGCATCAATTCTTCATTCATCCCCTCACCGTCTATGCGGCATGGGTCTGGCTCTACCGCTCCCTTCCGTCGTGGCGTGAGACCGTCTGCATCGCCGTTCACGACTGGGGGTACTGGGGCAAAGCGAACATGGACGATGAAGATGGCGAACGGCACCCCGAGCTGGGAGCCAAGATAGCGGGACGGATGTTTGGGCCGAAATATCACGACCTCTGCCTTTACCATTCCCGTCACTATGCCAGAAATGCAGGCCAAGAACCGTCTATCCTTTGTTGGGCAGACAAGCTGAGCATCTTATTTGAGCGGTCCTGGACATACCTTCCAAGGGCATGGGCAAGCGGAGAGCTTTTCGAGTATCGGCGAATCGCGGCGGACACCCGGTTCATTCCCCTGGCAGCCACTCACCGCCAATGGTTCACATGGATACAGGGAAGACTGAGCGCACTGGGAAGAGATCGAAGAGCCGACGTTGTTTTCCCATACGTGAATCCTGCCAGGGAGGGAAAATAGAATGAAAGCAATATCACTGTGGCAACCGTGGGCCTATGCAATGGTCGCTGGGATAAAAAAGAATGAAACACGGTCTTGGTCAACAAACTATCGAGGTCAATTGCTGATCCATGCCGCCAAAGCGTTCCCAGCCACGGCCAGGGATTTCGCAATGACCGAGCGGGCGCTCGGAAGGTTGCCGGCGAGACTTCCGCTCATGGCCATCGTTGGTATCGTGAACCTCGTGGACGTTAAAAGGACAGAAGATATCGTTCAAGGCGTGTCAGCCCTTGAACGTCTCTATGGAGACTATTCTTATGGCCGATATGCCTGGATAACCGACTCCTTTAAAGCCTTCGATGAGCCCATCCCCTACAAAGGGAGCCAGGGATTTTTCAACGTACCCGATGAGTTCATAAAGGAGGTCATAAATGGGTAGGCTTATCCAAGCGGCAGACCTCTTTTGCGGAGCGGGAGGGACATCGTCCGGACTTTACCATGCCTGCGCTCACATGGGAGCCAGTCTTGACCTGGTGGCCATAAATCATTGGGCAAGGGCCATTGAGACCCACAAAACGAACCATCCGGATGCACGGCACATCTGCGCAACCCTGGAAAGCATTGATCCACGAATAGCCGTCCCGTCCGGACGCCTGGACATCATGGTTGCTTCCCCTGAATGCACCCATCATTCCGTTGCCCGTGGCGGAAAGCCTGTCAACGATCAATTGCGAGCATCCGCATGGCATCTTCTGCGATGGATTGAATTGCTAAACATCGAAAATATCCTGGTTGAGAACGTTCGTGAGTTTCGCGACTGGGGGCCGACCGGCTCTAACGGAAAGCCAATTAAAAGCCGCAAAGGAGAGACGTATCAGGCTTTCTTGTCCGCATTAAGATCCCTGAATTACACCGTTGAGGACCGCATATTGAATGCGGCAGATTATGGGGATCCGACCTCGAGACATCGCCTCTTCATCATGGCCAGACGTGGCCACAAAAAGATCGTTTGGCCAAAAGCGGCCTTTGCGGAAACCGTGGGTCCGAATCTTTTCGGTGATGAACTCAGGCCATACCGAACAGCCCGCGAGATCATCGACTGGGATCTACCAGGCGAAAGTATTTTCAAACGCAAGAAGGCCCTCGCGCCGGCGACAATGGCGCGGATCGCCGCTGGTCTTCGGAAGTACGGCGGAAAGAACGCTGAGCCGTTCCTTGTGATGATGTACGGATCAAACGATGCACGGTCTTTGGATAGGCCCATGCCAACCATTACGGCGGGAGGGAATCATATTGGGTTGTGCGAACCATTTGTGTTGGGCCAACAGTCTTGCGCTGCACCGAGAAGCGTTGACGAACCCCTTCCCACTATATGCACGGCTGGAGCCATTGCTCTGGTAGAGCCTTTCCTGATTCACACGAATCACGCTGGCGGAGATCGCGTCCACGATGTTGATAAGCCGATCCCGACAATCACGTGTGCGCATCGCGGAGAGATGGCGTTAGTTGAACCATTTATGATCCGTTATCACGGAAATCATCAAGGCAAAAGCGATGGAGAGCAAAGAACACATGAGGTTGACAAACCTTTGCCGACTCTCGACACCTCGAACCGCTATGCTCTCGTGGAACCTTTCATTACTATTATGAAGGGGCAGAGCAAAACCAGAGACATCGACAGCCCGGTACCGACGATAACAACGAATCCCCATCTTTGCCTTTGCGAGCCCTTCATTTCTCATTATCAAGGCCGATCCATCGGGCAAAGCGTAGATGCTCCACTTAACACGATCACAACAAAAGACAGATTCGCTCTCGTAGAGCCATGTTCAGACGGAGAGACCGTTTATGACATCCGGTTTCGTATGCTTCAACCCCACGAGTTGGCTGCTGCAATGTCATTCGATCCAAAATATCAGTTCTCGGGGAATAAAGGCGACAAGATAAAGCAAATCGGTAACGCCGTTCCAGTCAGAACCGCAACGGCGCTCTGCAGATCTCTACTGGCGGCAAAGCAATGAATCAGTGGCGAAAAGACATAGCGTCATGGAATGTCGGGACTATCCTCTATTTGAGCATTCCATTCACATGGATGCTTCCCAAGGCCAAAGAGATGGCCGCTGCCCATAAAGGCAAGGTTGTCGCTGGTGGACCTGCCGTCGTATTAGCAAAGAAGAATGGATGCTTTGACCTTTCTTTTGCCGAGACGCCTGAAGCCGTTCCTTTCGATGTTCTGGCCTTCCATAACCCACTGGCCACATTCACATCGAGAGGATGCCCGAACGGTTGTGAGTTCTGTGCGGTACCGAAGATCGAAGGCGAGTTCAAACAGTTTGACAAATGGAAGCCCGCCCCGGTGGTCTGCGACAACAATATCCTTGCTGGCACTAGGACGCATTTCAGTCAAGTGATTCGCTCTTTGAAAAAGTTTCCATATGCCGACTTCAATCAAGGATTGGAAGCGCGCCGACTCACAATCTACCACGTCAGTGACCTCTGTGAATTGAAGGCGGTCAAGATCCGATTCGCATTTGATTCATGGGCAGAGGAAACGTCTGTTCATGATGCTATTGAGCTGTGCAAAAGCCAAGGACTGAACGACATCGGCGTCTATTGCCTTATTGGGTTCGATGATTCTCCAGATGATGCCCGTGGCCGCCTTGAGTTGGTCAGATCTTGGGGAATTCGGCCAAACGCCATGAGGTTCCAGCCTCTTGATGCTCTTGTCAAGAATTCTCATGTTGCCAAAGGGTGGACCGAGGCCGAATTGAGGAAGATGATGCAATACTACAATCATTTACGATGGTATGAACATATCAAGTACGAAAGTTTTGACAGATACCCGTTCCGTGAGCCAATGGAACAGGCGTGCCTACTGTAGGAAGGAGATCATATGCCTTGGCAAACAACTAATCTCGCTGAATCAATGGGGGGGATCGCATCAAAGGCAAACGAGGCCATTTCCCAAGTCCAAAGTGGCCTTAACAAGCTCAACAACCAAGTTAACCAGATTCGAGACAATATGACCCGGGCCGCAAGCATTGTATCGTCAAGCAAGGGGACCCTGGACAAACTCATGGATTCGGGATTCTATATGATAACCCTCTCTCCGAAGAAGGGGTCATGGTCATCACGTCTTTCGTCGGCGCCGAACGCCCCCCCAAATCTGAATTATTGTTGTGGTACGGCGGTGATCACCGTGGCGCCAGACCTTTCGACAGTCACGCGATCCTATCAGGGCATCTTGGATGCAGTGAAGAAGCCGATGGCCGATGCCTCTAATATCGTCAATCCGTTCGATTTCAGCGATTTTGAGCCCGAAGAGGAACCTGAAGACCTATCCGAGATCGATGAAGAGTCAATTGCCGCCATTGATTGGTCTGAGCTGTTCACGACCGATGAATGGAAAACGGCGTCGCTCAAAGACGTGTTCGGAGGATACGCGGAAGGGGTTGCAAAGGCCACAAATAAGCTTTCCAAGTCCACAAAATCCCTTCTTGCGACCGTGAATCAGTCAGGGCGGGCTGCATCGGCAATAAATAAGGGACTGTCGGCCACAAAGAATATGGTCAAGCAAATGCAGGAAACAGGAGTTTACCGGATCGTTCTCGCCCCTGGCGAAGGAACATACCTGCACCGCCTGCGTAATGAAACGGGAGCCCCTTCGTCTTCGTCCCAGCTATTCACATCCGGGTATGTTTGCGTGACCGTAGCACCAAGCCTGAGCGCCTTGACATCCAAATATGAGACCCTTTCAAAGATCGTTACGGGAGGATAATGTAGTGAACAATTTACAAGAAATGAAAGAATTGCCGATTGATGGATTTTTGAGACTAATTCAAATAATTGGCAGAAAGGCAGATCCCCAAAAGAATATTCCGGCTATCCCGGCCATAATTCCGATTTCAAAAACGAGCTTCCTTAATGGGGTTAAATCGGGAAAATTCCCAAAGCCGGTTAGACTTGGAGAGAGAACAGTCGCATGGAAAGTGTCTGACATCAGAAGATTAGTTGAACAATCTTAATGATCTTTATCAACCTTCAGCCCATCAAGATAATCGGCCCATTGTTGCATCATCTTTCGGCGTTCATCCAGAAATTTCGTCCGGTTGTACGCCCTGCCCAATGGGTCTTTTACTTGATGAGCTAATTGATGCTCAATAATATCCGGTCTAACCCCCAGCACTTCATCGAGAATCGTCCTCGCCATCGCCCGAAACCCATGCCCGGACATCTCGTCTTTTGCATAGTCCATACGTCGCAGTGCCGCCAAAACAGCATTATCTGACATGGGCCGATTAAATGACCTCGCGGAAGGGAAGCAATATATGCTTCCCCCTGTGTATCTATAAAGCTCTCTCAGTATGTCAACGGCTTGCTTTGGCAGAGGAACAAGGTGAGCGGACCTCATTTTCATCTTTTCCGCTGGGATGTTCCAAACGGCTTCATCGAGGTTGATTTCTACCCATTCCGCCTTTCTCAATTCTCCGGGGCGGACAAAGAGCATCGGCGCAAGTTTAAGGGCACACAGAACCGGGAAGCTACCGCCGTAACTATCAATTGCCCTTAATAATTCAGCGACGCGCTCTGGATCGGTTATGGCGGCCATGTGCCCAGGCGCGGGCGGAGGTATTGCACCCCTGAGATCCCCGGAGGGGTCACGGTCGGCCCGGCCCGTGGCGATTGCATATCGAAATATTCGCCCACAAAAAGCTTTGACTCTATGGGCGGTATCAATGGCTCCCCGTTCTTCTATCTTGCGAAGAACAGAAAGTAGATCGGGGGCCAATATTTCCCTGATTGGCCTCTGTCCGATATCTGGAAAAACATCACGTTCCAGCGAAGAAATGATCCTTAAGTAATATCCGGGAATCCATGTATGGAGAAACTTTTTATACCATTCACGCGCTATCGCCTCAAATGTGTCAGCATCCTTCATGGCCGTCTCTTTCTGCGCTTTCCTTGCCGTAGAGGGATCAATGCCATCAGAAATCAGCTTCCTGGATTCATCCTTTTTTCTTCTTGCATCCGAAAGGCTAACCTCTGGATATTTTCCGAAAGATATTAGTCTTTCTTTGCCATCGAACCGATATTTAAATCGCCACAACTTGCCGCCCGCAGGCAAAATGTGGATATATAACCCTCCGCCATCAAATATACTATAAGGCTTATCTTTGGGCTTTGATCTTTGCACTTTCATATCTGTCAATGGCACAACCTGTCTTGGCATGGCGCCTCCTTTCGGCTTTTGGTATATCTTTGGGAAATGCGTTAGTATATTTTAACGCCCATTGGTATATCTTGTGACGTATCCTATACTCAAAAAACTTGGCTTTAGTCAATTCTTATTGATATTCGTTGAACGTCAGACAACAAAAAACCCGCTATTTCTAACGGGTTTTTTGCTTTATTGAAACTTGCTGAATTGTCAAATGGTAGGCGGTACTGGGATTGAAAAATAAGCGTAATTGGCTGCAATCATTGCTCATTAATAATTATCAATTTCCAGCCTACACCTAAAAATATACCTACATTCATTTGTGTCCCATTTGATTTTGGTTATTTATCACAC